GATTTTGGGGTGGCGAGTATATATAATATAATAAGGTGTAAATATGGAAAAGGAGATACAAGAAGCAATCACATTATTAGAATCCCAAGGTTACGAGATTACTCCACCGCAATCTATCTCAGTCATAAATGAAGAGTTTGAAAAATGGTGGAAGATGTATGGTAAGTGTGTTGGTAAGCAAAAGTGCCTTAAAAAATGGATGCACATGACTAAGAAAGATAGAGCTGCTTGCATAGCAGCTACACCTAAATATGTTGCATCTATTACACAGAAAGTTTTCCAAAAGCATCCTCTTACCTATCTTAATTCCCGTGCTTGGGAGGATGAAATATATTCTGAGTATGACGAAGTACAGCAACAACAGCAGCGAACAGAGCTTAATTTCGCAAGAACAGCAGCAGAAGTCTTTAACGCAGATTAATTTCGAAGAATGGATAGAAACCAATTATCCTTTAATCAGTAAGCGAAAAGAGCCAGTTTCTTCGTTAACTTCTGCCTTTAAAGATACCAATACATTTGCATCTTTAGATAATGATTATGAAGAGGGGTTCGCTCTTAAATGGATAAAAGCTCAATTATTAGATACCTTTAGACTTCTCGGTGCTGGAGGTTCTATTAATAGTCTTCAAGTTATCTTTATGGCAAGGCGAATAAGATATATCTACTACTATCTATCACCCACCGAATTCACCTACTTTTTGGAATCATTGATAGGTGGATGCTATGGAAAGATATATGTAGGTAATACTATCAACCCTCAGAATCTTATGGAGGCGTTGCTAAAGTTTGATACAGAAAGGGCAAAGATATTATCTCAGATGGAATCTGATGCCAATAAAGAGCGAAAGAAGAATGTAAAGGCTGATATTGATACTGTTAATGCTATCTGTCATAAGATACATAAGGAGTTGGCTATTAAGCTTATGGGTTCTAAAGCTTGCAATGAATACAAACCGTTTAACGTTAATAAAAACAACAATGAAAATTGAAATCAAATCAATGACTTTACAGAACTTTAAGAAGGTTCGGAGTCAAGAAATTAACTTTAGCCATAATATGGTTATTAGTGGCGCAAATAAGGTAGGCAAGACAACTATCTACGATGCTTACCTTTGGGCTATCTTCGGTATTATTAGCAAGAAGAATGCTACTGTGCAACCTCTTGATATTAATAATAACGTTATTCATCATCTTGAAACCTCTGTCACTGTAGTACTTAACTATAATGATGAGCGAGAGATTAAGGTACAGCGTATTCTTTCTGAGAATTGGAAGAATAAGGGTACAGCAGATGAGAAGTTGCAAAGTACTACACAGGATAGACTTATCGATGACGTTCCTCTTTCACAGAAAGATTTCAACGCCAAACTTGAAGAACTTTGTCCGCTCAATAAATGGCTCGTACTGTCTAATATCAACATCTTTATGTCCTATAAGGTTGATGACCGCCGTAAAATGCTTATGTCGCTGGCAGGCAAAATCAATGAAGAAGAATTGATGAAGCCTTATCCTATGGTGTATAAGGGCGTAATTGAAGAGAAGAAAGAACTCTCCGATATGCTTACACAGCAGAAGGCAACAAAGAAGAAAGCGGAAGAGGAGTTAGATTTGATACCTGCAAAGGTTCAGGCACAAGAGGCTCTTAGAGTTGATGCCGATTTTACTGCTCTCAAAGCGCAGAAGGTAAAGATTGATGCTGATATTGCTGCTATAGATGCGGCATTGGAGGGAACGACTGAGAAAGACCCTGCTATGGAAGAGTACCTCAATAAGTTGCAAGCGCATAACGTAAAGGTTGCGAATGCACAGAAGGTATGGCAAGATGCTAAGATTAAGGCGATTGATGAGCTTACGAAGAAGATTTCTACGGCTTCAACGAAACTCAATGACGCTAAATCTGCATATACTACAAATATGGAGACCAATACAAAATACAAGGTTTCCTTGGCAGAGGTCACTATTAATTTCAATAACAAGATTAAAGAGTGGAATAATGCTAACGAAAAGAAATTTAACTATAAGCAAACAGATGTTTGTCCAGTTTGTGGTCGTCCTTATACGGACGAAATGAAGGCAAAGGAATATGATAACGCCGTTGCCGAGTTCAATAAGAATAAGTCTGATGAACTCACAAAAATACAGAATGAGGCTGCTCAAATTAAGCAACAGATGACAGTCCTCAAAGGTAATATCAATACCTATGAGCAGATTACCAAGGCACAAGATGAGGATAAGGTAAAGAATGCCCAATCTGAGTATCAGAAGTTAATTGACGAGCGCACAGAGAAGCAGAATCAAACTTGGGAAGCTGCTGCGGAAAAGGTGGTCTTTGATAAAGACCTCGCCGATATTGAAGCAAGTAAGCCTGTTGCGAAGGTTGATGCTACAATCGAAGAGAATAAGGAGAAAAAGAAGACCCTTACTTCTCTGCGTGACGAGTTAGTTAACAAAATCGCAGGCGAGGAGACTAATAAGCGTATTGATACAGAGAAAGAAAAGCTCAATAATCGCTCTGTTGAGTTATCTCAGATTATCGCTGATTGCGATGAAGTTATTAGACAAATCAAAGCTTACAAAAAAGCAAAGATTAATCTTGTTGAAAAGAAGGTTAATTCTTACTTCTCCCTCGTCCGTTGGAAGTTCTATGAGCAGAATAAGACCAATGACGATGAGAAGGAAATCTGCACCGCTATTGACAATGACGGTATCGACTACGATAACACAAATGATGGAACTGTCATTGATATGGGCGTTGATATTATCAGTGGTATATCTAAGGCTTCTGGTATCTTCGTACCTCTGTTCGTTGACCGCAAGGAATCAGCAGAGCACATCGTCCCCGTTGAGCAACAGATTATCTACTTGCAATGTATCTACGGGCAGCCATTGGAGATAAAATCAATTTAAAATTTAAATATAGAAATTATGGAAGAAACAAAAGATTTGACTGTATCACAGTCTCAGAAAGGTATTAACATCTTCGGCTCTATTGAAGGTTTTGAAGCAGGACAGAGAATTGCAAAAGTATTTGCATCTTCTTCTTTTGTCCCTGATGTCTATAAGGGCAATATTGGTAATTGTATGATAGGACTCAATATGGCTATTCGTATGAACGCTGACCCTCTGATGGTTTTACAGAACCTTGTTGTTGTTCATGGAACACCTACGTTTGAAGCGAAGTTTGCCATAGCTTGCTTTAATGCAACGGGCAAATACTCTACACTTAGCTATGCGGAAGTTGGAGAAAGAGGTAAAGATACTTGGGGAATGTATGCCTATGCTATCGAATTGAAGACGGGAGAGGTAAAGAAAGGTCCTATTGTTACAATTCAAATGGCAAAGGATGAAGGTTGGTATTCCCGTAACCCTAAATGGAAAAGTATTCCAGAATTGATGCTTCGTTATCGTTCCGCTTCTTGGTTTATTAGAACGACCGACTCTGGTATCATGATGGGCTTTCAGACCAGAGACGAGGCAGAAGATGCCGATTATGAAGAGATTCCTGCCACTAACGCTTCTATTGAGCAGCTTTCAGCCGAAGAGAAGCTTGCCCAAGCTCAGCAGCAAGAGGAACAGCAAGCTAATTCTCAGTCACTCGATATGAATAATGGCGAGAAAAAGGAAGAAAATAAAGCTGCCGATAATCAGCCAAGCGACACGCAAAAAGCCGCTGATACCGCAGAAAATGCGGCTCAAACCAAGCGTAAGGCTCAGCCGATGGGTAAGCAAGAAATGCCTGATATGTTTAAGCAGCAGTAGAACGACAGATAGGAGAGGGAGAAATCTCTCTCCTATATATAATAAGGTATAGAATATGCAATTAGTTACATTAGGAAGTGGAAGCTCTGGTAATGGGTATATCCTACAGAATGATGATGAAGCACTTATCATAGAATGCGGAATGCCATTAAAAGATGCCGCAGAAGCACTTGGAGGAAATCTTAAAAAGGTTGCTGGTTGCCTGATTACTCATAGCCACAGCGACCACGCAGGGTTTATTCGTCAGTATGCACGACCTTTCAATATCTTTGCAACCAAAGGTACTTTGGAAGAGAAAAAGATAAAGGAGGATGATTTTCATTACAATGTCATACCGATGCTGAAAGAGTTTTGTATTGGTAACTTCGTTATAAAGGCTTTCGATACAGTTCACGACACAAAAGAGCCTTGTGGCTTTATCATTTATCATCCCGATATGGGAGATATGCTTTTCCTCACGGATAGCCATCATATCAAATATAAGCTATCTTTTCCGCTCGATTATATTCTTATCGAATGTAATCATACCGATTCATTGGTTGAAAAGAGTATAAAAGAGGGTATTATTCCTAAAAAGGTTGGCATAAGAGCAAAGGCTACTCACATGAGTTTGGAAAGATGCCTGAACTGCTTGAAAGAGAATAAGTTACAAAGAACGAAAGCGATTGTACTTATTCATATGAGTGCAAATAATGGCGATGCAGAATTATTCTCTTCTGAGGTAGCGAAAGCAACTGGTAAGGCGGTTTACGTTGCGAAGAAAGGATTCTCGTTGGAGTTGATGAAATGAAAACTTTTGAAGAAATATCGTATTTGCATATCATAGAGCAACTACAAGAAGAAGTTAGATTGCTTACCGATGAAAATAAGTTATTGCGTAAATCAATAAAACGTTATTTACATGAAGAAAGAAAATGAAGAGCCTTGTTGCGGTAATTGTATTTCATTTGCCAACGAAGGTATTTATGGTGATGGCTTTTGCTGCGATAAAGAAGAATGTACAGATTGTTGGAAATGGTGTAATAAACATAAATACAGATAATTATGAAAATTAAAGCAAAACAGATTAATGAGTGGGTTAAAAAAGCCTATGATAATGCTGTCAAACATGGATGGCATGAAGAAGAAAAGTCTAATGCGCATTGGTTGATGATGGTTTGCACAGAAGTAGCAGAAGCCGTACAAGCTGACCGCAAAGGAAACTATATGGACGACCTTGACAAAGAAGGTCTTAAAACTGTACTTGCCAACGACCAAGGTGGCGGTTTGTTCAACAAATACTACTCTGATACCATCGAGGGAAAAGTAGAAAGTGTGTTGGCAGATATTTGTATTCGTGTCTTTGATTTAATGGGTGTTTGTGATGTTGTGCCAAATGCCGGATTTTCCACATTTGACTCTGAGGTTAAGTATGCTAAACAGCATAGCTTTACTGAGAACGCTATGACTGTTACTAGAACTATTGTTTCGTGCAACCTTAACCCATCTATAAGTGTAAAGGCAGAAATGTTCTATGTCTTATATAAAAGTATTCTTTCCTCCGTATTTGAATGGGCAGAAGCACTTGGAATCGACCTCGTTCAGCACATCAACTTGAAGATGCGTTATAACGAAAGCAGAGAGTACCATCACGGAAATAAGCTGTATTAAAGAGTCCTAGGGTTATGAATAAATACTATTTCAATCGCAAACCAAAAGTTGCTCAAACAGCAGAAAAAGGGGTTAAAAAGAGAAATTACAAGAGCAAACCAAACTTGGTAAAAAAACTCGATAGATTGTTCTCCCTTTACATACGTCTTCGTGATGCTATGCCGAATGGATACGTTCGGTGTATCTCATGTGGAAAGATTAAAACCTTTGACGATGTAGATTGTGGCCACTTCTACAGTCGTACTCATATGTCAACAAGGTTTGACGAAGACAATTGTAATGCAGAATGTAAATTCTGTAACAGGTTCAGCGCAGATCATCTTATAGCTTACCAAACAAACCTCATACGTAAGATAGGCATAAGTCGGTTTGAAAAACTTGGCTTAAAAGCAAAATCCACTTGTCATTGGCTTGACAGTGAGCTGGAAGATAGAATAAAGTATTACTCTCAGAAAGTAAACGAACTAAGCCGTGAAAAGGCAATAAGAGTAAAAGTTAAATAATGATAGTCTAAGATTTTTTAGCCTTGGAAATATTGGTCATTCAAATACTTTTAACTATCTTTGCAAACAAGAATAACATCAGGAACGTGGAACTTTCTGATAAAACATATTGAATCCTCGACAAGTATTGCTTCTGTTCCACCTGCATATGCAGAGAAGTAAGAACGTTGAGGATTTTGTTTTGATTACTATGCTAAACGGTTGGATTAAGATACCTCGCAACGTCCTTGAGTGGGAATGGTGGGATAAACCAGAAATGGTTGTCCTGTACCTCTACATGCTTGCGTCAGCAAATAAAGAAGATACACTTTGGCATAGCAAGGAGATAAAGAGGGGACAGTTTGTAACAAGTCTAAATACTATAGAACGAGATAATCCTAAGCTTACTAAAAAGATAATTCGTACATGCCTTAAACGATTCCAAGACGCAGGGACAATAAGCATAGAGTCTACGAACAATTATTCAGTTATAACAATTTGTAATTATGAAGAATATAATTGTACGAAAAATGTTTCTTGCGAAGAGATCAAAGAAGATAGTCAAGAAAATGAACATCAAGAAATATCTCCTGTACTTCCAGAAAAGAAAGAAACGAAACCAAAGAAAACCAAGGAAGAAATCAAGGAAGCAACAAAGAAACGAACACAAGAGTTCTACGATAGTTTGATTCCTTACGTCCCTACTTATGGTAGGGAAATGGTAAGAGAGTTCTTCGATTATTGGAGTGAAGCTAATAAATCTGGTTCTAAACTAAGATTTGAACAAGAGAAAACATGGGATTTGAGCAGAAGACTCGCACGATGGTCAAATCATAATAAAGAATATAAGAGCAATGAAGACAAAAAGAATAGATCAAATAACAATACCGCAGCACAACGATTTAGAGAAGCAACCGACCTCGTTGAATCCCTGTTGTCCTCGCAAGACTGAGATAACAGCGAAATACGGAAGAACAGCAAAAGAGTTTTTGCTCACGGTCACACCGTCTCAACAGTCTGTATTGTATAAGAATATACATGATTGCTACTTTGGTGATTATCCTACCCTTGGAGAGCTTGACGCTACATATACCCCTAAAACTGCACAAGCATGGCTCGTACCCCAACTTTGGGATCTGTCTGAATATTGTGGAATAAAGGAGAAATTCACATCTAATCAGTTGACTCAATGCTCAGATATTATTGCAAATGACTACCGCTATTTGAAGGTATCGGAGATAATGCTTTTCTTTGCGAAATTCAAAAGAGGTTGCTATGGTCGTTTTTGGGGCGCGGCTGACCCTCTTGTCATTATGGAAGCCTTAAAGGCGTTTGGTCTTGAGAGGAAAACAGCATATTACGACCAAGCAAAAAAGGAAGAGGAGTTAAGACTTGCGAATAACAATCACCACTGCACATGGGATGAATATGCAGAACGAAGTGGACAAAAATGTAAGCCATTTCCATTTTCAAGGGATTCGGGTAAACCTCGTAAAGTAGAAAAGACCAAAGACCACCCAAAGATAAATATAGAAGAAAGAATACTTGATATTGCCAATTCTCTTATATGCAACTTATACAAATGTGATAAAGACACATTGTTGGAAATGAAAAATGCATTCAAAACCAAATACGGATGCACTCCAGAAGAATATATATCAAGAAAAAGTTAGCTAAGGTTAATTTATTGGTTTTCAGTAAATTACAAGTTTCTAAATTTGGTCAATTCACAAATAATGACTACCTTTGCAATAGATAATTAAAACATTTATAAAAAACAAGAGCAATGAAAAGAATAAAGTATTATGTTATGGAACAGTATGTTGAAAAGACAGCAAAAGTCTTTGAAACTACACGCAAAGCAGAGGCAGAAAAATTCCTTCATCGTCTTTGCAAATCATTCGAGAATGATATAAAATACTCAGTTGAAATTAAGAATCCAGGTAATTTCACAGCACGTTTACTTTCATGCCAAGAAAGTTATGAATACTGGATAGAAAAAAGATAAATAAGCAAACTTATGATAGACTGGAAAGCATTCTACGCCAATGGTGGCTATCATGGCGATAACGACCCTTACTGCTACGATGATGGCAATGATGAAGAGTACGAGGAAGAAGACGAGTACGAACCAAACGACAAGTACCTTATCGATAGCGAGTATGAATCAAGTGGACCAACCTTTTAAATACATAAAATTATGAAAGAAGAATATACATCATGGGAATACTTCAAAGAAGATACTCCTATAAACATCAAAGTAAATAATAACAAAACGATACAATCTGTAAAATATGAATAACAAAATCATCGATTTACTTGCTGATAGAAGAATTATCAACGAGAACATTATAAGACTTGTAAATGAAGACATCAAAAGCCTACCATACAAGAAAGACGATAAGTGTATTAACCTCAAAACAAAAGATGTGTTTTGGATACATGATATTCGTCCTACACTTCTGAACGGTTTTATGCCAAATGGTGATTTTACTGTTATCGTGAATCCACCCAAAAAAGATGGCACACGATCAGCAAAGAAGCGCATACTGTATTACGAATATCAAGACATAAAGAAATTGGAGGATTAATTATGATAACAACAAAAATTAATTTCGTAGACAACGCTACTACTAAAGAAGCAGGAATGTATGCTTTGAAGTATGGTTGGGCATTCGTTAAAGGTGCTTGCCGTGACATTAACAGTTTTGTACATAAAATGCCTTGGTTGTGTATAGGAGCTGCAGTCACGATTTCGATCTTTATAAGTTTTATTTGTATCTCTCATGCTCGTATTGATAGAGATTATTCTTTAAAGAAACAATCTCAATTACAGCAGCAAGTAGAACAGTTGTCATGTGCATTGGAAGCAGAAAGGAGTAAACGATGAAAAAGAGGCTTAGAAAAAAGATAATAACCGCTTGTTTTGATAAGCTCCCAATAGAATTGTATAAGGAGTTCTTGTACAAGAAGTGTAAGCATAACGTTGTGAGCAGTTATCACAACCTGATAAAAAAAGGTAAAAAAGATGGGTACAAAGCATATGTATCAATAACTGGACCTGAAGGAACGGTTTATAAGAAGTTTAAAAAATAATCCATATGAACAACAATCCGTTTATCCCCCCCCAACAGCGCACAGCTATCCTCACATTCGACAATGGTCAGCGCGTTCGTACTGAAATTTCGATTCCAGGCACAGATAAACCTGTATGGCACACAGAACTTGAACGTCGTATAGTTAACGATTTTAACAAGTCGCAGCCACGTGCTGTACACAAGTTAGTTAAAGTACATATTCTAAGGACTCAATCGTCTTACGCATGAATTTAACGAAGAAAGTTCAACGAGAAAATAGAATTTAATGTGTTACAATAAAAATTACAACAATGGAAAACAAGATTAATATAGCAGAGATATTGAAGGACTGCTCGAAGGGCACAAAACTGTACTCGCCGATATTCGGAGAAGTAAAGTTTGACGGATCACAAGAAAATACAGTTTCTGTTTTATCCACGTATTACGACGGAAGAGGCATTTTCAATTCATTTAAGGAAAATGGATCATTTTTTTCCGGATATTCACAATCAGAATGTCTCCTCTTCCCCTCCTCAGAAATGCGCGACTGGACTAAGTTCTTCAAGCGAGGAGACGTGGTAATAAAAAACGGAGGTGGTATGGCCGCTGTCTTTGACGGCTGGGCAAATGACACTTACACCGAGTTCAATACCACTATCAATCTGTATTGTGACGGTAATACATGCGAAGAAGAAGTTTGTGATACACTTCTATTCAGAAAAGCAACAGGGGAAGAGCGCAAGCAGTTTATTGAAAAAGCAGAGAGAATACTTAAAGGCAAGTACAACCCCGAAACCTTGCAAGTAGAGACTGTAAAGCCCGAATGTCCGTTCAAGCCGTTTGATAAGGTGCTTGTGAGGGACAATAACGAACAAGAATGGAAAATAAATTTCTTCTCTCATTACGATAAGAATGTTTGCTATAAATATTACTGCTTAAAATCTTGCTATAATCAGTGCATCTTCTACGAAGGCAACGAACATCTCTTTGGCACAACAGACCCATACACGGAAGGAGGTGACAAATGATTAAAGCAGAAGACCTAAGAATAGGAGACCTTGTAATCGTTAACGAGAACTGCTCATTAGAACAAGGTACTATAGGAAAAGTATCAGAAGTACGTTCCACACCCCTATACAAAGAAAATGAAGGCAGTATTGGTCTTAAACCCATTTCAAACGACAGATGGCCATGGGGAGTATTGTGTCGCAATATCGACCCCATCCCCCTTACCCCCGAAATCCTCGAAAAGAACGGGTTTAATATGCGGGAAGACACTGTTGTCTATGCAAAAAACAGATTGGGATTAAAGCCTTTGGGTGACGGTAAAGGCTACCAAGTAGGCTTGGGTAGTTTGCGTTTCTTATTTGTAAAGGTAAGGGTTATCAAGTACGTCCATGAGCTTCAGCATATCCTTTGGGCACTGGGCTTGGACGCAAATCTAAAGATATAAAAAATGAAGAAGATTATGTTCAACGATAAGTACAGACTCACACAAGCCGTACTTGAAGGTCGCAAGACACAGACAAGGCGAATTGCCTATAACGGCGAAGTTCCAAATCTTATCAAAGGCTATGGGTATGAAGGCCATATTTGTGGCAGTGCCGCTATATTCAATGGCGAGTATATGATTGCCAAATCACGTTACAACGTCTACGACGTGGTCGCTGTAGCGCAATCCTATCAAGATGTCTTAGGCATTACTCATGTGGAAGATTTGCAGCTAAGAGATGCGTTAATACGAAGTAAAGGTTATACCAACAAGATGTTCGTCCGTGCAAACCTAATGCCTCACTGCATCCATATCACCAACATTCGTATCGAGCGGCTGCAAGACATCAGCGAAGAGGATTGTTTGGCTGAGGGTATCGTGGATTTTGAGAGCAGAATAAACAAGGCGAATTTTTACAGCATCACAGATGAATCTGCCACCTATGGGACAGCCAAAAAACCATACTCCCTGCTCATTGACAAGATCGCAGGAAAAGGCACATGGAAGCGCAACCCCTACGTCTTCGTCTACGACTTCGAATTAGTAAAATAAATACATCTATGATTAAAAAGTATAAAAGAAAGTCTGATTTCGTTGAAGCTGTTCAATGGACAGGCGAGAATAAAGAAGAGGTAGAAACATTTATCGGTGATGAATGTACTGTTTGGGATTCAAAAGCTCTTAGTTTTTTAATGCCGAAACGGAGCTTAGTACCTTTCTTTGTGATGGTAGAAGTTGACTGTTTTATAATGAAAGAGTCTGGCGACAAGTTTTCTGTTCTTTACCCTTACGAAATGGCAAAGATGTATGAATCTTATGATTCTATCCTTGACATAGTAAAGGTAGAACACAAGGAAGTGAGTGAGCGGTATGAGATTATCGAGAATCTCTTGAAAGGTAAGACTCCACAAGAGCTGCTTGAAGAGTACGGTCCGCAGAAGACTGTAACGTTAAGCGGTATTGATATGGTGATGGACAAGTACTTGAGGATACTGAAAGAACAAATCGAGTCTATTGAGGAGGAGGAAAAGAAGGAGCGTGACAACAAGCCTAAAGTTATGTTGAGCCAACCGATGAACGGCAAGACAGATGAAGAGATTGCTGCAACAAAAGAGAAGGCTGTGAGCTATCTTGAAGGCAAGGGATATGAAGTCATTAACACTTTGTTCACAGATGAGTGGTATAGCAAAGAGCAGATGCAGAAACGTGGAGTTGTTCAGATTCCTCTTTGTTTCCTTGCAAAGTCTTTGGAGAACATGAGTTTGTGTCATGCGGCATATTTCTGCAAAGGTTGGGAAAAAGCAAGAGGCTGCAAGATAGAACATGATGCTGCTGTAGCTTATGGATTGGAAATTATCTATGAGAAGTAACTAACCATCCTCTCCTGCAATAGGGAGAGGGTAAAAATAAGAGAATATGGCAGAAATTATTTATTTTGGGACAAATGGGTGTTCTGGGCATTATCCTATTGGCATTGACAAAACTCTGACACATGCAGAATATAAAATATGGTGTGAATGTGATAATGAAGCTTGGATAAATTACATTCAGGAAAATCCTGGTCGCCACCTCATCAAGCATAATGGAGAGGTTTATACAAATTATGGTGTTCCGTTTTCTGTAGATGAAGACAGAGTTGGTGACCATACCGAATTGTTTTGGAAAGGTACTCATACAGAAGAAGAAATCGTCAATTTGATAAAGAATGATTCATTTTTATCAAAGCAGTTTAATTTAAAATAATATATTTATGGCAAAAATGAATGTAACAGAAAAGGACTTTGAAGCTTTCTTTCAAGCAACAGAATCCCTTATGGCTATGTCTGGTACTTTAGATGAAGGCTTTGATGAAGAGGCTTATGCTATAAACAGACAGTTCAAAAGTTTCAAGCGAAGATACTTAAAGGCAAAGGAGGATAAGAAATGAACAAAGAAAAAATAAAATCAGCTATTGAAAAGACCATTCGTTATATGAATGGTAACTATTATTCAAAATTTGAAGAAAAAATGATTGTTGGTTACTTGGAAGGAGCTCTTAAAGAATTAGAGGATAAAAATGAGCAAAGAAAAAGCGATAATTCATATCAATAATGTTTCTAAGATATTAGGAACTAAAAGAATAAAAATAAGTGAAGGCACAGCTAAGCACCTTCAAAATGAGTTATACTTAGTTAAAAAAGAATTGGAGGATTAAGCATGATACAAAAGCAAACATGGAAGGACGAAGTAAGAATTTTAATTACTGACGAACAAAATTTCGGTTCAGTTCAAATCTCTATTCCATGTTATGATTGTAGGATTACAGGTAAAGCAGATGCACTTATATATGCACTCTATGTAGATAGTGGATGTAGAGAGCAGGGCGTTGCTACCAAGTTATTACAATCTGCAGAACAACAAGCTAAGTTAAATGGAGTACAAGTAATTGGGATAGAATTTGACAAGGAAGAATCTGAAAGCTTTGTTTTAAACTGGTATCTAAAGAATGGCTATAGACCATTTTCTAAAAGAAGTAAGTTACTAATTAAAGAATTGGAGGACTAACAATGAACAGAGAACAGGCCAAAAAACTACTGCCTATTATACAGGCATTTGCAGAAGGTAAAACTATACTGGTACAAGAAGATATTGATTGGCGTTATCTGAGCGATGATGCTGATTTTAATTTAAATCCGCTAAGATACCGTATCAAGCCAGAGCCCAAGTACCGCCCATTTGCTAATGCAGAAGAATGCTGGCAGCAAATGAAAAAGCATGAGCCGTTCGGGTGGATAAGGAACAAGAAAACTAAAGAGTATGAACTTCTGCAACGCGTTGCACCTAAAAATGGAGTAATAGACCAATACGCCTGTGCATTTAAAAGATGGGTTTTTGCCGATGGCACGCCCTTCGGTATTAAGGAGGAATAAGTAATGATATACAAAGCAAAAGAAGGAAGCAAGGCTTACGAGTACATCAAGAGCATTTGTGAAGCCGAGGACAAAGAGTTTAAGGCTTATGTCAAGAGAGTGGAAGATTCTGTCGGATTTGAGTTTGATAAATTTGGTGGCTACATGCCAGACTCCACGCTAACCAGGATTTGCAAAATCACTTCCATCTTGGTAGACAAGGAAAAATGGGAGCAGCTTGACAAAAAGCTATGGAAAAAGAAAGATGTTATCAAAGATTATGTACGAATAGTTCCCATCAAAAGAACCAAGCAAGGCAAAGCTATTAGTGCTGTCTTGTCTTCATATAACGCATTCACAGACTGTTGGCGAATACTCAAAGAGTTAGGGCTGAATGAAGGAAGCGGAAATCGTATAACATTACCCCAACTTCGCTACACAAATGAACATTGTTTTATCCGTTTAGGTGACAATATCCGAGCTGACAAGGACAATACAGACCTTGTAGAAATCACAATGTCAGAATATGAACAATTAATTGGGAAGGAATAAAAACTATGAGAACAATCAAATTCAAGGGCAAATGTATCAGTCCTGAGTTTAAAGGCAAAACAGCGTGCGATTCGCTCCTTACGATCCCTGACGGAACGGACTGCTGTTACACTAAATGACATTGCAATGAATACCTTCGATTAGTGCATCTTGACCGTGAGGTTAGGATGCCTTTTTTATTGTATTAAGTTTTGTTAACACAATGTTAATAAGTTATTTTCTCCTATATTTGTCATATTAAGTATCTGTAACATTTAGTAAATTTGGTTAAGTTAATTAAAAGTTAAATACTTTGTTTAAGCTGTTCTAAGCATATCAAATTTTCCCTCCATATACTTACATATATTTTCGGAATTAGAGGGTTATAGCGGAAATCGGGTTAAATGTTAAAATCCTTTTTGTTTAAAAGTTAGTCAAAGTTAAACTATTGGTTATCAGTAAATTACAAGTTTCTAAATTTGGTCAATTCACAAATAATGACTACCTTTGCAATAGATAATTAAAACAATAACAACTTTAAAAATAAAGAGCAATGAAACAACAAAAAACAAAAGTCTACAATCACTTAACAACAACGAGTAAGAAGTATAAACTAACTAACGAAACCATCGTGTTTTGTAGCAGAAAACTTCACCGAATCCAAGCTCTCATAGACTTCTCAGATGTCAAATCAGGAGACCTTGGTGGATGGATAGAGAAAGAAAATAATCTATCCCAGATAGGCGATGCGTGGGTCTATGGCAACGCAAAGGTCTATAGCAACGCAAGTATCTTACACAACGCTAAGGTTTATGACAACGCTAAGGTTGGTGGCAACGCAAAAGTATATGGCGAAGCAAAAGTATATGGCGAAGCAAAGGTCTATAGCAACGCATGGGTCTTTGGCATTGCAAGGGTTTATGGCAACGCTAATATCTATGGCATTGCAAAGGTTGGTGGCTATACAAAGGTCTATGACAATGCAAGGGTTGGTGGCAAAGCGATGATTGGCGAATTTGCCGAGATACATGAAAATGCAAAGGTCTTAAGCAATGTTGCAATCTATGTTGTCGCTGATATACGGGGTGATTCCGAAATTCGTAGTAGGGAAGACAACGATAAATTAGACAGGGAGGTCTTCACATCGTATAAAAGGTAATTGAGTGACTAACCATCACTCCACAATATATAGAGCAATGAAAAAGATAATTGATACAATACAGAGGCAAAAGACATTCACATGGCAATCAATGACCTAACAAACGCACTCAATCATCTTGGTGAGAGTACAGAAATATTCTGGGAATAATATAAATAAGATAAGAGCAATGAATAACGACTTTGGAATCTACACGGATTTATATAATTCTATAATCAACGACTTGGAAAGTGGTAAATTTTTACCAAATATTAAAGCCATTCGTAACCAGATTAGAGAAGCAAAAAAATCAATAGACGTTTTAACGAAAGGTTCTGTCTTTTGCCAAAACCTTGAGATGTTGGAGAAAACAGAACGTAAATTACAGTTGGCAAAAGATAAGCTAAATGCAATGAACGCCGTGGTAGTTTATATAAAAAATAGACAAAAAGTAAAAGAGCAATGAATAAAGTAACAGTTATCCAATCTAACATTTAATCATATGAGACAGTCAGTTTTAGAAATTAAAGAACTTGCTAATAGAGCAGGACAAGGTATAAGTATGGACCCAGAACGTATGGGCGCAAGTCTTTTACAAGAGTGCGAGAGCGGTTTGAACTCTTTCTTAGCACAAATCCCCGAAGAACTGCAAAACGAGTACGAGAAACGTTATATCTCTAAGTATAGCGAATGGCTTCATGCTTTGAGTCGCACATTCTCAGTAATGGTAACTGGAGCAGGTAATTTCAACAACCGCAGACATCAGAAGATGAATGATTACGAGCAATCTGCACGTGAGCGTTTTGAGACTTGGAAAGAGAAGGTTGTGAAACGTATAAACCGCCAACAGCGTTTGGTAGGTTGGGAGGAAGTTGAGCGTTTGCAGAGCAAGCTCGACACGCTTACTGAACTGCAGGAGAAAATGAAAGCAGTGAACAAGATCGTCAGAAATGGCAAATTATCAGACGAAGTGCAGCGTGAAGAATGCCACGAGGAATTGAAAAGAATACTTTCTTATTGCCGTAACAAACATGATAATTCTGATAGTTATAATATTAAGGTTTTGGATCCCGAATATGTGAAATTCAAGAGGGCAAAACATAAATAGCAATGATTACGGATTTACAAGATAAGATATATAATCTATTATCCGTGAGCGATAAGGCGCACATCGGGTTCGAGACCCGGCACGGAACAATATAGTAAATGCTCGTAATAAACAATTTGAAAGTATTTGTTAGTCAAAAGTGTTTGTTATTCAAATACTTTTAGTATATTTGCAAAAAACCGCAAATATGGATATAAAGGAAATTATTGGTAGTGCAAATACTATAGACCAGAAAATTACCGAACTGAAGAAGAGGACAATATGTGTTCCCTTATGGAGTGTTTTGCTTAAAACTTATGAGACTTCTAACCATGAAGTTCTAACAGACACATTAAGTTTGAAAGATAAAGAGAATGGAGAGAAGTCTTCACGTATTGCTATCGGTTTGGATAAATTACTTGCAAGCCGTTTTAATCAATTTACATTTGCCATACCTGTAAAACGTGAATACAACAAACCTTCAAATGACACCCAAACAGCTATTATAGGCGCAATAGAAAAGATTTACGAAAATGCACATATTGATACCATGAACTTTAAACGTGGAATCGCTTATTATGCTGCTTGTGAGATGTTCACTATATGGTATACAGTCAAGAGAGAAAATACCATATACGGTTTCCCATGCAGATATAAGCTAAAGTGCAAAACTTTCTCTCCTATGGATAGAGTGAGATTGTATCCTATCATAGATGAGCTTGATGATATGATAGCTATGTCATTTGAATATGATAAAGTGGTATCAAAAACCAAGACAATCACAATCTTTGAAACCTATACAGAAGACCGACATTTTGTATGGGAAAAAGATAATCAAGGAAACACATGGGAGGAAAAAACTGCACAGGTTATGGAAGATGGAACTATAGAAAGCGGAGAGCAGATAATAATCAACAAGATTCCAGGTGTTTATCTATGGCGCCCATTTCCTGTCTATGACGGACTTGGTGGTATACGACATGAATTGGAATATAGTCTCTCTCGTAATGGTAATGTCATATCTTACAATTCAGCCCCTATAGTAAAAGTGAAGGGAGGAATCAAAGGAAAAGAGAAGAAGGGAGAAAGCAGCCGTATATGGCGCGTAGAAAGTGATGGTGATATTTCTTATGTCTCATGGAATCAATCCCAAGATGCTGTTATTAATCAGACCAATACACTTTTGAAATTATATTGGATGCTTTCTCAGATGCCGGATATCTCTTTCGACAATATGAAAGGGCTCGGCAATATAGGCTATGATGCAAGACAAACATTGTTTACGGAAGCAAGACTTAGAATCATAGAAGAATCTGGAGCATGGAAAGAATGTTTTGAACGAGAATTCAATGTCATTAAAGCTTTCTTGAAACAGATGAATCAATCATGGGCTAATGAGATTGATAATATAACATGCAAACACATTATCACTCCATATATTCCAGAAGACGAGAATAATGCAATTAATGTAAGAATGAAAGCCAACGGAGGACTGCCAGTCGAAAGTCAGTTAGAATCAATCGTAAAGCTCGGTCAGTCTAAGAACCCGATGTCCACGTTAGAGGAGATCAGGAAAGACCAAGCAGCATCAGCATTGGCACAACAAGAAGCATTCAATATTGGCGAACAGACAATGTAAAATTTCTCTTATGCCTAAAAAGAAAACAGTCGCTATACAAAAAAAGACCGACAAGTTCTGTTATATATGTGCTCATGTTTCCAATCCACGTAATAAAAGTGTAACTGGACAGTCTACACTTGCTACATGTCCTTTTGAGAAATACGCAGTATTATACCAAAGGGTATGTGTAAACGACCATTTTAAACCGAAATAAATGAAGCCCAAGATACCAAATCAGAAGAAAGCATACGATGCACTGAACCTGCGACTAATCAAGTATATGTCACAGGTTCAGAGCATTTATGATAGAATTGCAAACCAAATAGCTATTGCTGTAGATGGTACTAATTACGATGGCTCTGTTGAATTTCTTTTCAGAGATTATCCTGAATTAAATCAAACAGTCAAAAATCTGATGTCTGATTATGCAGGACAGATGAATAACCTCATCTATTCTGGAACAACCAAGGAGTGGAAAGAAAGTAACATCATGCAAGACCTACTTGCAAGAAAGGTGCTTCGTGCTTATGATTTCGAGAAGGGAGGTGATAAGTATCAGAGATATTTTCAGCCTAATACAGATGCGCTTAAAGCATTCCAACAAAGAGTAGATAGAGGGATGAATCTCTCTCAAAAACTCTGGGTACAGTCACAGGCATTGAAGAAAGAAATTGAACAAACCATTTCAACTGCAATAGATAGAGGACAGTCTGCTGTAGTCCTCAGTAAGAGAATAAGCAAATATCTCTCAGACTATCCCTCAATGAAAGCAGACTATGCGGAGAAATATGGAAAAGCGGTAAGCTGTCTTGACTGCCAATATGCTTCTATACGTTTGGCACGAACGGAGATAAACATGGCTTACAGAAAGGCAGAGCAGATAAGATGGAAACAATTTGATTTCATATTGGGATATGAGATTAAATTGAGCAAACGCCATCCTGCACCCGACATCTGTGACGATTTGTTGGGAATATACCCAAAAGACTTTGTTTTCGTGGGGTGGCATCCTAACTGCATGTGTTATGTTATACCGATAGTGATGAGCGATGAAGAGTATTATAACCCCAAACAAAGTTTAAATAGTTACAAGCCACTGCCAAGTGGTCTTAGTTCTTGGATAGATAAAAACTGTTTACGTGTACTATCCTCAAGCAGAAGAAAAACTTTGCCATACTGGTTACGTGACAATAAAAGTGTTAGAGATTGTGCCATATTGATAGGAAAAGCGAGGGAAAGAGGTGATGATTTTAAGAAAATAGGAGAAACTATAGCAGAAAAGGTAGGAGGAATCGTAACACCTGTTAATTATAAATCGTTTTCCTCTATGTATAGAAAGCTCATTACAGAGAATATCGACATCACAGACATCAAAGATGCATTGAGAAGTACAATTATTGTCGATAAAGACAAGTTAGAGGAAGTAGTTTACAATTTAAAGCATTTAGATATATTCCTCAGACACAAGGAACAAAAGGCTGAAATGTTCAATGGGTATAGTGGAAATATCATTAACCTATCTATGCCCAACAATATTGTGGCTGAGATTCAAGTAAATACAGCCAAAATGATTTATGCCAAAGAAACAGAATCAAATGCAAAAAGAATACTTGGAGAAGAGTTATGGAATAAGATACGTTCGGAAACTAATTTGCAAGGAGGATTAGGACATAAATATTATGAAGAAATAAGACTGTTAAACAAAGTTACAGACCTACCAAGGATAGAAAGACTAAAAAGATTTTCTGAAGAATATTATTCACATTTCAGATAAACAAAGTTAAAAACTTGTATAATAGAATATAAATTCATAACTTTACAACCGATAAAACATTAAATATGAATGAGTTAGAAATTTGGAAGAAGTTGCCCACAAAAGGTCAGATGTATATATACGACGATTCTGAAGAATTGGCAATAAGACTGTTTGTAACCAAAGAAGTTATAATGTGTAACTTCAAGAGAAAAGGCAAAAGAGAAAAATTGGGGGATTTCACTTCTGCCTTTATAAGAGAAAGTATATGTTACGGAAAGGAAATAACAAAAGAAGAATATGATAAGCTTTGATGAAGCAGTAGAAATAGCGTCCAGATTCCATAAGGGTCAAAAAGACTTAGACGGTAACCCTGTTATACTCCATCCTTTAGCGGTTGCCCTTATGGGAAATAATGATACTGAAAGAATAGTTGGAGTATTGCATGATGTCGTAGAAGATACAGACTGTTCTTTTGTAAATTTAGAGAAATTAGGCGTAGATAGGAATGTTATCAACATCTTAAAATTACTTACCCATACTAAAGATCAATCTTACAACGATTATCTTTTAGATATAATTACTTCAGGCAACATTACAGCTTTAAACGTAAAGATGAACGACTTGCGCCATAATATAAGTAGGAATAATGAAGATACAGAACAAAAGAAAAGGATTAAAGCCAAACACCAAAAGGCTTTAAAAAAGATTGAAAACTATCTAACGGCAAATAATCTTAAAAAATAGGTTATTTGCCGTTTTCTATACTCTATAAGCTTGTCAAATAAATTCTCCATATACTTTATTCATATATTCATAATCAGCGTGTTACAGCGGAAAACATACACCTACATTACTCCTTGGTTTAAAAGTTAGCTAAAGTTAAACTATTGGTTATCAGTAAATTACAAGTTTTAAAATTTGGTCAATAGCAAAAAAATGACTACCTTTGCAACAGATAATTAAAACAATAACAACTTAAAGTTAAAGAGCAATGAAAAAGATAATTGAAACAATCAAATGCAACAGAGAGGAATTGATTTCTAAGTATTCCAAAATGAAGAAAGAAATCGAAGTCCTTTCGGAAGGAATTAAGCAAGCAACAAAACTTAAAAAGTATGATGTCGCCGATAAGTTGTGGATTAAACGCTCTGACCTTAATACAGAGGCAAAAGACATTCACATGGCAATCAACGACCTAACAAACGCACTCAATCATCTTGGGGAGAGTACAGAAATATTCTGGGATTAATATAAATAAGATAAGAGCAATGACACAACAAGAATTTACACAAAGAGTAGAGATATCTGTTTCTCCCGAAGAATACGCTGCTATTGAAACGGTTTACATGAATAGCGACCTTGACAAAGACGAATTCTGCAAACTTTGGGTTAGGATGAATCACAAGAGAGTAAACAAGGCAAAAGAAGAAAGGATTGCCAAAGAAAAGGAGGAAATGCTGAGAGGTCAGCTATTTATGATAGCAACAAAACCAAAGTGCAAAGACTTTACCAAGTTAGCAGACTGTTTCTATACAAAAAAGGAAAAGAAAATCCTTGAAAGAGTAGGAATATATATGGAGGAAGAAATTAATGGAATTAATCACTTTAAATCTGTATCTACCATAACATATGAAGTAACTAAGTATTTGAAAATCATATAATAAAGTAAACGGTAGGGCTATGCCCTACCATAAAACGAGAAGAGCAATGAATACGATTAAAACATTTATACCATCTGAGTCAGTTGACTCATTCAAGAAGTTCGCAGATAAGACACAGAAGAACGTGAAGGACTTCACTTACTCTTTAGGAAAGCCTTATCAGAAACTTTTTTATCACCCAGTAATAGAAGAGGATGGAACTGCAGGACACCTAACTAAGGTTTTCCATGAAGTGTGTGACCTCACGGTTAACATACCAGAGCAGAGCGGTTGGAAACTCCTTGCTACATACAAGGATGATGCTTTCACTCCTGTTGACCCAACCAAGGAACTTGTTTTCAAGAACCCTCAACACGGAGCACATTACGGAAAATGTGACCATTGTGGCCACTGGTGCAAGAACGCTTACGTAATAGAGAATATCACTACTGGTGAAGAACTGCAAGTAGGTTGCGAGTGTATCAAGAAGTTTGGAATTGACGATATGTATTATATATCTGATTTTACAAGAAAACTATATGAAATATATAATTACAAACTCAACTATGCTACTGATAAGGAATATGGAGATCTTCTAGAATGGGGCGGCAGAAAGGATTCAAACTACAAGAATGCTATCCTTAAAACGAACCTCATCATGGCAGCCAAGTCCCAGTACGAAATTTGCCCAGTCTATAAGAAGGGTACGAAGGTTGAAAACGTCCGTTACAGATCGGCAACTTTAGAGGGTATCGACACTATTTTGAATAGGGGCAATTTGAAGGTAGATGAAACTTACGTCAAGGCAGTTTGCGAGTTCGGGGCAAAGATTCAGCCTAAGACAGAGTTTGAAGAGGATATGCTTACGGTTGCAAAGAACTTCTATTGTTATCAAGGTCAAGAGGTCTATGCCTTCTTCCTAGTCAAAGCTTATGAAGATAGCTTGAAGCCAGAGTTGAACCTTCCGAAAGGATGCCAAGTTAAGGTGTGTGGCAAGGTCATTCAGAAGCGTTTCGAGGAGTCTTACTACGGAATGATGGAAATCAACACCATTCTTACTGACAAGGGTGTTACCTGTGAACGCTACGGAAAGGTACCTACCACCGAAGATAAGCGCACTTCATTCTACGCACTTGTAAAAGGGGTATTCAATGGAAAGGTTAGCCTAGACAGAGCTACCAAGAATCCTAAGAAAGGAATAGAAGTAATAAACATATAAACATTCAGCCCTCGCTATCACGGATAAAGCATTTCGTATGAAAAACATCTATGGAGAGACAGTTAAGCCTAAATATGAGATTGCTCTCAAACAACACGTAAAAGGTAGTGTTGAAAACGATTACGAAAGTATAGAGTTCTATAATGCTGAAAATTATTGGGATGCCGTTAAAAAGGCTAAGAAATATTCGTTAGGCATTGGCTCTGAAAACATCCGCTTTAAGGAGTCAAATCATTTAGACGCTGGTCTTGCGCAGGTAACTATAGTTTGTTATTATTCAGATGATACGTCTGACTATAATGAAGTATGGCAAGAAGAATATATTAACGGAAAGAAAACAAGGAGATATTAAGCCCTCGCTATCACGGATAAGTCAATATTATGGGAAAATGGTATTTAAACGAAAGGTGGAGTTCAAATGTATGTCCTAATAATCCAAGATATGCAGAATATAGTTCATTGCACGAAGCCCAAGAAGCACTCGTAAAAGAAAAGAAATCTCTAACAGAAGGATTTATCTCTGGTGAGTTAATAAAAGACGAACCCTCCCTTATAAGAGTAATGATGACTGTAAATTGGGTTGAGCATTATATAACATATGAATAATATGAAAACTCTCTCAGAATTAGTAGAAAACAAAGGCCACGTATTAGAGGACGGACAAGGCCTTCATTATAACGACATTTAAAAGACAAAGAGCAATGGTAAAGAGAATCTATAAAATAGAAGTCCAAGAGATTCTGTCACGTACGATAGAAATTGAATCATCTACAGCTAAATCTGCAAGAGAAAAGGTTGAAGAAATGTATCGTAATCAAGAAATAATTCTTGGCGGAGACGATTTCAAGGAGAAAAGTATAAAAATAGTATTAGGGTAGAAATTTCTACGCTTTCTATTTGTTATTCAAATAATTTTAAGTATATTTGCAAAAAGTTACAAGATATGAAAATTTACACATCATACTTCGCAAACAGCAAGAAGTTACACAAGGATAATATTGTAGTTATAGGAATAGCTTTGTACCCTCCTAAGTGGTTTGCCGGACCTTCGTTGAAAATGGTATCACCATCATACGACATCCTGCACAATTCACAAGACCATGAGGATTACAAAAAGCGTTTCTTCTCTGAAATATTAGCTCATAGAGACCCAAAAGTATTCCTCTCCAACATAGAGAGATTGGCAAATGGTAAAGATGTAGCTCTTTGCTGCTACGAAAAGCCTGACGATTTTTGCCATCGTCATTTGGTTGCAAAATGGATGAACGAGAAATTAGGTCTTCAAATCCAAGAGTATGGGGTTTCTAGGAATCCAACATACATAGAACAGAGTTTGTTTTAGTAAAGTATATTAATATACCGTATGGTTGACAGCTCGGAAAGACGAGCATTTTTGCGTGTAAAGTAATTTGTTATATTAAGCGGAGATAGCTCAGTTAGCAGAGCGCAATGTGTCCATCATTGAGGTCGTTGGTGCAGTTCCAACTCTCCGCTCTAAATACTAAGAGCATGAAAGTTACAATAATTGGAGCAGGAAACATAGGAGTAGCTTTCGCAGCTGACCTTTCTATTAAGGGACATGAAGTTACACTCCTAAAAACATCTTCATACAAATCAGATGCCTTTGATAGACTTATCAAGAACGGCAACAGGGTTTTTCTTAAAGAAAAATCAATTTATACAGAAACTGCAATCAAAGAGGTTTCTAAAGACCTCAGCAAGGTTGCAGACGCAGAAGTTATATTTTGTACTATTCAGAGTAACTTCTATGAAGGTATAGTAGAACGTATACATCAATACCTTCACAAGGATCAGATTGTAGTCTGTGTCTGTAGTTACGCATCTTCCTTCTATTTTGATAAACATTGCAGAATACTACCAATGTTAGTTGAAGCAACTGGTCCATATTTGGAAGGACGAGTAGAGTTGGATGATAAACCAAACGAAGTTGTTTTTCGTGTTGGTTATAGGCATGAAGTCATTCCTGTTTCATGCTTTTCTAATCATGATACATGTATAGAGAAACTGCATAGAATTAGCAAAGGTTTTATAGGAAAATATTGCGTGCTTGAATCTGCATTACTCAATCCAAATATGGTGTTGCATACGATAGGTTCAATTATGAGTATTCCGAGAATAGAATATTCAAAGGGAAATTTCTGTATGTATCGTGAAGCATACGCAAGAGGAAATGACTCCACCATCAATCTATTGATGAGACTTGACGAAGAAAAGATGAAAGTCTTAAAAAACTTGGGCTTTTTCAAAACAAGCGTATTTGAAGCAGGAGGTTTTAATATGTCAGACCCAATAGAGAGTTTGTATCGTTACTCAGAATCTAATGATAGAGCAATCAGCCCTACGTCTGTTCACTCACGTTACATCACAGAAGATGTTTCAGAGGGATTGGTACTGATGGAAAGTATTGCCAATCATATAGGCTTAGAGCTTCCGGTTACATCATCCCTCATTACGCTTGCAAGTGTAGCTTTAGGGATTGACTTCCGAAAGACAGGAAGAACTATTCAGAGATTAGGTATTGTTAACGAAATAGATATGCTTCATGAATGTAGATAGCGACATAAAAAACAGAACTTTCGGTATTGAAATCGAAATGTGCAATCTTGAAAGGGCGAAGGTAAATTTGCCCGAAGGTTACTCCTGGAGCAAGGAAGAGAGCATTGATAATACCGATTGTTCAAGCAATAAGCAGTTTGGTGGAGAGGTGAATACCCCTCCACTACATCTTTGCTGCCTAAAAGAGCTGCATGACCTCCGTTCTGTATACGAATCGATGGTTGTTGCAGGTGGCAAGATTAAGTGGAGTATAGATACTCATGTCCATATATATGTAGGCGATTTGACAGTCGATCAGCTAAAGAAAGTATATCTATTCTTTTATGTCTGCTATCCATATTTTAAAAGATATGCGAAAATTTCAGATTGGGATGAAAACATATTCAATGCAAAACCTATTCCTACAGAAAAATATTTCGAAGGAGTAAAAAATGCACAGACGTTTGATGATTTACAAACTCTCTTCACTAATCAGTCTAAGAAGGGGTTCATACGTCATGCAGTGAATATCTCGGCATATTTTAAGACAAAGACGATAGAATTCAGAACGTTTCATGCAACTGATGATTTCTATCGAGCTATGAATTGTGTGTATTCTGCATATCGCATATTCTATTACGCCATAAGCCACGAATTGGAAGATTATCAATCCATAACATCTTACAAGCAATTTTGTGAGGTTACGGGGCTTAAATATGATACTCCAGAAGAGTTATGTCCACTCCTATACCAAGGGAATCCATATAGCGCAATAGAAGCTTTTATGACTATGCCTTTGCCCTACAATTCTAAAATGGTTTCAGTTCTGTATGATGCCATAAAAGCTAACGGACACAAGGAAATCTGCATAGTAAATGGCTTCATGTATTACTATGAGTTATTCTTCCTTGATAAGGTGGAAGTATCTATATACTGCCAAGATGCCTACTGCTATCTGCTCTATATGTTGGCAAATGGCAAAACATCACTTACATATAAGGATAAGCTTGCATGGTTAGAAGATTACAATAACCCGACACCATCAAGACAGCTTGCTTTGGCTCTTTATGCGGTGAAACTGCAAAAGTATTTCATGAGCGAATCGGCAAGAAATAGTGCCATCTTCGAAGCGTTGAAAATTAAGGCAAGGGAATCTATCGAGAAAACCGAGCAGGTAAATGAGCGATTGATGAGATTACTCACAACATGTGATTTCCATGTCGGAACACTAGAAGAAGCCATTAAGAATAAGAAGGTAATCTTCTTTAATTACGGAAGAAAAGAGAAGAATCAGAAGAGAGCATTCAAACTCATTTCTGAGAACAGTGACTTAAAATCGGACTTTTCAGTCGCAAGAAACGACTATTACAATCTTGTGGAAAGTATTCCTAGCGATAGCTATTTCTACTATTTTAGCAATAGTCCTTACCTGAGAAACTTGCATAAAATTGCTTTAATGGACAGTTCAACTGGTGAAAGGTGGGCGGCTGGAAGATACTTATACTGCAATAAGCCAATTGTAAAAAAAAGTGTAAACACATCGTATACTTCGTTCAGAGATGAGTGCAACGAGATTGTCCCACCAGACAACTTAGAGATCAGCAACCCAAACTTGTTGAAAATAGAGGTAGTTTCACCACCGCTGCTGAAGAATCTTCAAAGAAAGTATATCAAAAAGATAGATCAAGTTTCCAGTGCGGTATTCCCATTTGTGGTTAAGTACGATAAATATACTCTTGGGGGATTTGGATTTACGTTATCTAAGTATGACAAATACGACTTGTTCCAAATTTCGGATTTTTGCACCAACAACGCAATTCCAAGGTTGAGTAAGCTAATTCTTTACTGCGTTTTATCCGTAGGAGTACAGAAATATCTTAATAGGAGAATGCACAAGTTTATCAACAAGGTTCTATCTCTTGCTTACACACATAAGCCAGTGAGTATGAAATATCGTGGTGTGTACAAAAAAGTTAAAGAGCACTGCACATCATCTTATCTTGCTTACGAAGGAATACTTGGTCTATACCCTACGAGTAAGGAAATCATCGAGAAATATCAAAAATCGTTGAAGAATGGAAAATGAAGATAGATGGAAATACGCAAAAGTTGATATAAACCTCATAGATGAGGTAGAAATCAATGCAAACGAAATGTCGGGTGAAGACTTCGCCCAACTAACAGACAACATTGCTAAGTCTGGATTGAGTAGTGTGCCTACCTGTATCAAGAAGGATAATGGTAGATACATCATGATCAGCGGTAATCATCGTTTGAGGGCTTGCAAGAAACTGCACTATAAAATGCTTGGCATCTTATATGTAGAAGAGAGCGAGATTACAAATGATGAAGCTATTGCTATTGAATTATCTCACAACTCCCTTCATGGTGAAGCTAATGTTAGCATTTTGAAGAAGTTGTTTGCATCAATTCAATCTATCGACTTTAAGAAGTTTGCCCATGTGAACATCGACGAGATTAAGCCAATAAGCACAGAGGGTATAGATGTATATGCCATGCAGGAGAATTTCGTATTCACCATCATCCTCTACCCTAGTTCATTTGCTAGTCTGGACACATTGTATGGAGACATTCGTGAGCAAGCTCGCAAAAGTGATGCTCTAGTTCTAGCTTCCGAAGAAGATAACGAGAAGACCCTGCTTAAGATTCAACAGGACATAGGTAAGGAGTTTGGCATAAAATCTCCAAGTATCTCATTTGCCAAATTGCTAGAGTTAGCGAGTGAACGTTTAATCGAAATAAAGGAAGGAGAAAAAGAAAATGATTTGGAGCATAACAAGTAAAGAAGAGATGGAGAGCTATGGAATTTCTTCCGTCTTCAAATATTATCGAGAAGCCTTAGGAAAAGAAAATGTCAAACTAGCTGTTGTAGATGAAAACGATAAGCTAGACTTCTTACAAAAGGAAGATGTGGCATTACTTAGAACCGCAAGTGAATCTCTCATCAAGACTATCCGAGCAAAAGGTGTAAAAACAACTGCAGAGGATTTCTCTAAATACGAATTGGTTAAGGATAAGGAAAAGGTCTTCCGTTTCCTTTGTTTTTGCGGTATTAGGGCACCGAAGCAATATCAAAACCATTTATCATCATTACAAGAAGGTAAGACATATTTTGTTAAACCTAGATATGGCAGTGATAGCTTTGGTATATCAGAGAAAAGCATCTGTCGTACCCCCAAAAAGGTAATAGAACAGATGAGATACATTAAAGAAGAGCTTGGAATGGAAAGTATAGTTGAGGAGTATATTGCTGGCTCTGATTGCACAGTAACGTGCATTAATAACTGCACAACAAACGAGCTACTTCTGTGTTCAATCTCGATTGATTGCGACGAAACCAATGGCATCCAAACACGAGACTGTAAGGTTGGTTTTAAAGAATGCTGTTCAGCAATAAATGATGTTGAGTTAAATCGTTTGGCAAGCGAAATATTCCATTACTTAGAATTAAAGTCTCACGCAAGAATTGATTTTCGCAAGGGAATAGATGGTAGATATTATCCTATAGATATCAATCTGCTTCCTGGGCTTGGTCCATTAGACCATCTTTCGAAATCACTTTTGTTGTGCAAGAATATGTCGTATATAGATGCTTTGAAAGCAGTCATAGCATCTGCAAGTTAGAAAGGTTGATTATGGCAAAGGTAAGAAGAACAGAATTAAAAAAGATTGCCGCTGCTTACGAAAAGAAGGGCGGCAATATGGCTGCTACGGCAGTAGCTTTGGGCATTACACGCCAAGCCTTATATAACTGGAGAAAAGAGGATGAGAAGTTAGCCAAGATGTTGGACGATATAGATGAAGGCATTCTTGACTTTACTGAAAGCAAGTTGGTTGAAAAGGTGAACGAAGGCAACCTAACTGCAATAATCTTCCTTCTGAAAACCAAGGGCAAGAAGCGTGGCTATGTCGAGCAAGTAGATAACAGATTAGTAGAAAATCCATTCGAGAAGTTAATGAAGGAGCTTCCCGATGATGATTAGAAAGTAGGGAAAATGGGGATATAAGCAATGATACGAGAGTAATGAGAACTGGGAGTTTCTTATGCAAGACGTATTATAAATAAAAGATAGTAATATTTCACAATAAATAGGAATGAGTAAACGAGGATATTACGAATACAACCCTGTTATTTATCCACGGATATTATGCGTCGCGATTGGAATGAACCAAGAAGATGCAAATAAATGCTTTGAAGGTAGAAATGATGAAATACTGATGGTTGACTTCAGAAACTCTGATGCACTTACTTTCGATAGCGTAATTCAGAAAAAAGATGGAAAATATGCCGTGTTTGTAAACTTTGCAAATAAGTCTGCAATGACTATGGGTATTTGCTGCCATGAGGCAAGTCATGTTTGTGATGCGATAGAAGAAGATATTGGCATGAAACACGGGGGTGAGCCATCTGCCTATCTTATTGGTTGGATATCCTCATGTATCAACAAGGCTCGTTTGGGCATTGGTGATTTCGTAGAGATTAAGGATAGAGAAAAATAATATTATAAAGAAGATGTTTGAACAGAAGGCTAAAAAGAAAATGATTGCATGGCGCAATGATTGGTGTCTCTTCGCCAAAGAAGTCTTGAAGGCTCACCTTGACGAAGAGCAAAAGGCTATATTGCGTTCTGTTCAAAAGAATAAAATGACAACGGTAGCCAGTGGAACTGCAAGGGGTAAGGATTACATCGCTGCCGTAGCTGCTTTATGTTTCCTCTACCTCACTCCTCGCTTTGGTAAGGATGGCAGTTTGGAAAAGAATACCAAGATTGCCCTTACGGCGCCGACAGGAAGACAGGTAACAAACATCATGATTCCAGAGGTAGCACGTTTATACAAGAAGGCCGGCTTTCTTCCCGGTCGTTTGTTGGCGGATGGTATCAGAACCAATTATGAGGAATGGTATTTGACTGGTTTCAAGTCTTCCGACGACAACATAGAGGCATGGTCGGGATTTCACGCAGTAAACACCATGTTCATCGTAACCGAAGCTTCGGGTATCTCAGATACCATCTATAATGCAATCGAAGGTAACCTACAGGGAAACTCTCGATTGCTATTGGTATTCAACCCTAACGTTACAACGGGATATGCAGCCAATTCCATGAAGTCTCCTCGTTTCAAGAAGTTCAGACTATCATCCCTTAACGCAGAGAATGTAGTCAGAAAAAAAATTATTATTCCTGGTCAAGTTGACTATGAATGGGTAGCTGACAAGGTCTCAGCATGGGCACAGAAAATCAGAAAGTCTGAGTTTGATGAAGGTCGTGGCGACTTTATTTGGGAAGGAGGCTATTATACTCCCAACGACCTCTTCCGCGTTAAGGTTCTCGGTATATTCCCGAAGGTTTCAGAAGATACTCTCATCCCTTACGAATGGTGTGAGATTGCACATAAACGATGGGAAGAGCTCAAAGAAAGTGGATTCATCACCCATAAACCAGTACGCTTAGGTGTCGATGTAGCGGGTATGGGTCGCGATAGGTCTTGCTTCATTCCAAGACAAGGGAATTATGTATCAGAAATAAGATGTCATAACTCAGGAGGAAGGGCAGATCACATGGCAGTCGCAGGTCAAGTAGCTAACTATCTTAAAACGGATCACCGTAACAAGGCATTCATTGATACAATAGGTGAGGGAGCGGGTGTTTACTCACGATTGATAGAACAGAATATACTAACAGCATTCTCCTGTAAGTTTTCTGAAGGAGTGAGAAACAAACATGATGTCACTGGTTGTTACACATTCGCTAATATGAGAGCCTATTTATTTTGGTGTATCCGTGATTGGCTTAATCCAAAGAATGGCTTTTTTGCAGCTCTTCCACCAGATGAAGAGTTAGACCAAGAATTGTGCGAGCCACATTGGTTCTTTCAGTCTGATGGCTCCATCATCATAGAGCCGAAAGAAGAAATCAAAAAACGCCTCAAACGCTCTCCCGATAAGATGGACGCACTTGCTAATACATTCTATCCATATGACTATGATAAGGATAATGATATTCAACTATTAAATAGTGTTGTATAGATTTTGAAAATCGGTAATAAATTTGTAACTTTGCAGTCGAATCGTTGTTTTAATTATCTATTAAACGATTCATTGCTCTTAGTGCATCTTGACCGTGAGGTTAGGATGCCTTTTTTATTTCCCATCATTCCCCAATTCATTACTCTAAAGCTTATCTAAAGCTTATCTAAGCCTATCTAAGCTTGTCTAATAAATTCTTCATATACTTTATTCATATATTCATAATCAGCGTGTCACAGCGAAAAACAGCTATAAACATTACTTCTTAGTTTAAAAGTTAGCTAAAGTTAAACTATTGGTTATCAGTAAATTACAAGTTTTGAAATTTGGTCAATAGCAAAAAAATGACTACCTTTGCAACAGATAATTAAAACAATAACAACTTAAAGTTAAAGAGCAATGAAAAGATATTATTTGATTTCGTCGGAATATGACATTAAAAAACGTGAAGCAATCCTTAGTACTATTAAGGATAAAGCAATTGCTTCTTACGCAGACCTCTCAAATGACGAATACAATAGTTTTGCTTTCACAGAGGATGAAGGTAGAGAGGTGTATAAAAAGTTGATGCAAAAGTATCATTCAAGTGCGGCTTTCTTTGGAGATTCATACGAGGAGGAAGAAATTAAGGAAATGGGGCTTGATGAGTATATAACATTTTAATGTATAGAACAATGGAAAATAAAAACAACGTTTCAAAAAAGACTAAATATACAGTTTTAGCTCATACCTTCCATTCTTTTGATGAAGCTTGTGAATATGTGAACCGTATTGTTTCCAAGGGTGCGTCTCGTATTATTCCTCCAGTTAAAGCCTGGAGGGAAGGTAAGGTAGTCGCACAATGGGAGCCAACAGTAACTAAAGATGGTATTAGTTACAAGTCAAATGGTAATGTTAGTATTTAATTATAAAAAATAAGAGCAATGAAGCAGACAATAAACGTATCAAGCAAAGCAGAGATTAAAGCAGCAGTAACAAGCCAATTCTGTAAAGGTTGTTATAATTACTTTGAAGGTGAAATTAGAAACGGAAATCGTTATGCGAGAGTATCATATTATCATACAAACAATAAGCTTCAGATACAAGTAACATATTGGGAAGATGGAAAGGATAAAGCTGTAGACTGTGCTTCTCATTGTTCCTCACCCAGTGGATTGACCCAAAAAGTATCTAAATTCTTGAATGTAAAATAAAAAAATAAGAGCAATGGATATGATAAGTAATTTGGTTGCAGAGGAAAAACCAGAATATAAGATAAAGGAAAGTGGAGATTTTTCATCACTTACATCAGTTGAATTATTAGCAATATTGTTTGGCAAGAGTTCGACATCAACTCTTCAAAAGGCAAGGGGTATTCTTAATCTAACAGATGGTAGTATAAGAGGTATCTCTAAACTTACTACGAAACAGATAAGAGAAGTAACGAATTTCACAGAACAAAAGGCTAATGCTGTCCTTGCAGCATGCGAACTTGGACGAAGAGCGCAAATAGAAGAATCCAATAATATCAACCTCGGTAGTGCATATGGCATATACAACTTCATGAAGCCACGAATAGGTAGATTAGACCATGAAGAAGTTTGGGTAATGCTAATGGATAACGCCTTTAATCTAAAGAAGGTAAAAAAGATAAGCAGCGGAGGACTTACAGAAACTGCATTTGATGTGCGTGTTATTTTAAAAGAAGCACTTCTCAATAATTCTACAGTGATAGCCGTTGCACATAATCATCCAAGTGGTAATAAAAGACCAAGCAAAGATGATGATGGAGTAACACGGAAGCTACAACAAGCATGTGACACCATGAGAATAAAACTGATAGACCATGTAATCGTAACAGATTTAGGTTATTATAGTTTCTCAGAAGAAGGTAAACTATAATTCTATAGAACAGCAAATTTTCTTCAAAAAATGTTTGCTATTCAAATATTTTTAAGTATATTTGCAAACAAAAGCGTGTGAAGATGCACGTGACAGAACCGTTCGTAATCATTGCTCAATTTATATCGGGTTCTAATAACGATGGTCTGCCTGCATTAACGCTCGCAGACCATTTTTATTTAATCACAAAAGCAATGAATAAGTATTTAAGAAAGGTTCTTGAAATGCTGAAAACCAACAAGGACATTAAGGCATTGGGGTTCAGCCGTAGAGAGTTAAAGGGTATCGCTGCCAATGTTGCCGATAAACTGAAACTCGAAGAAGATGCTACTGACGAAGATGTTAGTGAAGCAATCAGTAATGCAATTGATGATGTCTTGCCATTACTGAAACTCACTCAATCGGCAGTAGACCGCCAAGTCCAAGATTACAAACGCTCTACAGATGACGACCCAGATGACGACCCAGATGACGACCCAGAGCCAAATCGTACTAGTCCATCAAAGAAGAATCCCAAGAGCAAAAAGGATAGCGATGATGCAGATTCCGCTACCCTAGCTGCACTCAAAGAACTGAAGGAGGTAGTCACAGCTTTACAAGGTGAGGTTAGCACACTTAAAGCTGGTAATACAACTAACAGCAGACGCACTAAAGTTGAGAAATTACTATCCGATACAGGTAAGTTCGGAGAAAGACAGCTGAAAGCCTTCTCTCGTATGAGTTTCAAGGATGAAGAGGAATTTGAAGAGTATCTCGAAGACCTAAAAGAGGACATTGAGGCAGAGAACCAAGAAAGAGCCGATCGTGGTCTTGGAAAGCTCGGAAATATTCCTGCTCCAGACAAGAATCAAAACAACAACAAGGAGGAAGAATTAATGTCAGATGAGGACGTCAAAAAGTTGGCTCAGATGTAATCATCTATTGTTTAACTTTAAAAAAGCAAACATGTCAGTTTACGAAAATTACGAACCAGATCGAAAGAAGGTTGACTCGGGTATGGATGCAGTCGTAATCCGTCAGTATAACGGAGGAATCACTGGCGGCCGTGCCCTTGATTACACTGGCTTCATTGACGAGGTTATTAAGGCTGGCCACCTAGTAGTAAAAAAGGAAGTCGATGGTGTCTACGAATACAAGCCACTCGCAATCGAAGCAAGTACGGGTAAGTATCAAGCCATTCCTGCCGATGGTACACTGCCTGCAGGTGTTGTTGTGCGTTCTCGCCTAAAGGGTGAGGCTGTAGCAATCATGGACGATGGTCGTGTTAATGATGCTGCAATGCCTTATCAGTTTAAGGACGAAGACCAGAGAACTGCTTTCAAGACAGCTCTACCAAATCTTATTTTCGAGCACGATTAAATAGTGCTCTAGTGTTAAATTAATAATTGCACAAAAGTATGCATGAATCTCTTTTTATTCAGTTTATAAGGGCAATCTTTCCTAAGCTCAGTCTGTACGTAAAGGAGAAGGAGACCCCAAAAAACCGTACATATCTATTCAAGAAGATGTTGCGTGAGGTCTACTCTGCAGACCAGAAGTGGGAAGGAACATCAGCAAACACCACTTATGTTGCTGCTGACATTGTGGAGATGGATTCTCCTTTGCCATTGAAGAAACGTGGTTCTATAGCCACATCAAATGGCAAGCTACCGAAGATTGCCATGAAAAAAACTCTTTTGGAGTCAGACATCAACAATGTCAACATTATGAAAGCGCAGTATGAGAATTTGGTAACGAAAGCCAATACCCTCCAAGCGCAAGGTCTTGTAGAGCAAGCAGCGGCAGCAAAACAAGCAGCAGACAATGCAAAAGCTCGTATCATCAACAAACTCATGAATGATGGCGTAGCTTGTTCTGTGGGTATCGAAGAACGTAACGAATTGAACTTTTTGGCAGGTCTCTCCAATGGTATCATAGCTGTTGAGGACGAGGACAATTCGGGAAAGGCAATACGTGTCAATTATGGTTATTTGCCAGCTAACAGCTTCCGTACAGCAACAAATGGAGTAACCACAAGAGACGACTTCGAGAAGATATTCGAGAAAGCAAATGCTGATGGCAACACCATCATAAAGGTATTGCTTGCAAAGAATCAGTTGAAGAAAATCCGTAAGGAACAGTGGGCGAAGGAACTCGTTGCTGACTATGAAGGCAAGACATACACAGAGGAGTCCAAGTTGAAAACCCCATCAGAAAGCTCTTTCTCAGAAGCCTTTGAGGACGAGTTCGGTGCTTCAATTGAGACAGTTAACCGAACGGTTGTCATTGAAAAGAATGGCAAACAGCATTCAGTAAAGCCTTGGAATGAGAACAATATTATCTTTATATGTAACGAAGAGGTAGGTTCACTTGTATGGGGTACACTCGCAGAATCCACAAACCCTGTAGAAGGTGTAAAGTACAGCACCGTAGATTCGTACAAGCTTATCTCTAAGTACTCAAAGAATGAGCCTTCTTTGCAGGAGGTAACATCAGGGCAGGCTCTCATACTTCCTGTTATCGAAGACGTAGACCAGATATATATGCTATCTACAAAGTCAGAAGAGGTAGATGAGGAAGCAGAGAAAACCGACACTTCCGACGAGTACACCACCTATAAAGGTAAAAAGTACAAGAAAACCGACCTTATCTCAGCTTTAAAAGCTGTAGGTGCAAATGTCAAGTCAAATTCTACGGACGAGACTTTGGTAAAGGCACTGAACGCACTTAGTGATGAAGACGAGGAGGCTCTTCTTTCACAGTTAACTGAACAGTAAATTTGAATTACAATGAAGACAATAAAGCAAGCATTGATTGATGAAATCCACTACCCTATCCCTTTAGGATTCGTGGAGAATAAGCTGATTGAGCGTCAGCTTGATGGTGACGATGATTATACATTCGAGGTCGCCCAGTCCAAGGAATGGAAAGGTGCGCTTGCTGATTGTCTGTACTCTCTCATACAAGCTGTAAGCTTATCCGAGTCAGACAAGAGCATTGGAACACTGTCTGACAAGGATAAGGAAAGGCTGTTAGTACGAATAAATGCTTTATACAGAACCATCGGTGAATCCCCTGCACTGGGTCAACCGATGGTTTATATAGGAGGTTAAGATATGGCTGTATTGGATTTCGCTGCTCATACCCTAGATTACCTACACGTAACTGACGGGTATGAAGACAATAACGGAGACTATGTTCAAGGCTCAGAAGAATGGGTGGAGAACTATTGTAAATGTGATATTGTTCCTGCTGGCAAGGCAAACGTTATCACTATCCCCGATGGTTCTGCTAAGAACTATTCCTACACCATCTACAACCTTCCTAGAGCATGCCGCGATTTCGAGTATGGAGACAAAATCCGTGTAAAGCTCTTCGGAAACGAAGTGAAGGAATTTGTCGTACTCGGCTTTCATCGTTATCAACTGCAATGTAAAATATGGGTATAAAACTCTCAACCTCTCAGTCTGCGCTCAATAACTTTTTTCAGTCCGCTATGGCGATAATAAAGCAAGAAATCCTCACTGCTTATGCCAAGTTAGGAGAAGAATGTAATGCAAGGATAAGAGACCGCTCGGCAGAGGAAAGTTGGATAGACCATACAGGAAACCTACGAAGCTCCATCGGTTACGCCATCTTTGACTACGGAAGGAAACAAATAGAATCAGCCTTTGCTTCCATAGGAAATGGTTCTAATGGTTCACAAGAAGGAAGACAAATGATAGCTGACCTAGCAAAGGAATACTCACAGGTTTACGCATTGGTAGTAGTCGCGGCTATGAACTATGCAGACTTTGTAGAAGCTAAAGAAAATAAAGATGTGCTTGCATCCACTGAGTTATGGGCTCGTTCTGTCGTTGATGGTAAACTAAAGCTCGCTGTGGATAAAGCTGTAAGTAGAATCAATCAGATAAGGCTATGAAATCGGATATTGACATCAAGGATGATGTGTACAACATTATCTCTTCTTCGAAATTAAAGACTGCAGTAACAGGTAGTCTTTGTAAGCGAGGAAGACCATACAATGGCACAGGTAAGACTGGCAAGGAAGATATTTGTATCTCCATCTTAGCTAACAGAACTTCGCAGATACAAGAAGCTTTCGTGAATGTAAACATCTACGTTCAAGACCAAGCTATCACAAAGAAAGGCAATATCCAAAATGAAGAGAACACGGCAAGGCTTCGTGAGTTATGTCAACTCTCTTTCTCTATCTTCGAAGCGGTTCATGGATCAGATTTCCGCTTATCCATGAACGAACAAAGGGTAATAGCTTGCGAGGGCACAAGAGAGCACATCATTAATAACAAATTATTGTACCAAACTATAAACGATTAAGATTATGTCAGTAATAACATGGGGAAAACCATCCATCTATGTTCGTGACCTTAGTGCTGCAACCAACAACTGGAAGAAGCTTGACACTCCAAAGGAGGACACTACCCAGTTGAACCCTACCAAGGGTGATACAACAGAAGCTAAGGAGGAAGGTGGCGGTATTGTCGATTCCAAGACAGCTAAGTCCACCTACGAACTCGTTTATCAAGAGTTCATCAAGAAGGGCTTACCTCAGCCTTTCCCTACCATAGATGGACTTATTGAAGGAAACTTCGCTATCGCTGTTCAGCCGGAAGACGCAGAGAACCCTGGCTGCTATATCGGCAAGTCAACCGTAAGCGTGGAGGAGTCATATTCTTCAGCGGATGGTGCTTTGATGCAGTACACCCACAAGGCTCTTGTGCCAGAGGGTGACGAAGTAGCAAAGACCACCAACAATAAGGGTGAGACCGTATATTGCCAGTTCCGTTGGCGCATCATCACAGCCAAGAAGGCTAAGGGAAAGACAGACGAATACGTTCTCACATTCAAGCATCCTGCAGGTGCTACAGACACATCAACGGAAATAACCGTTCCAACAAACGGACAAATCGAAGGTGACGTTTAAGGCAATATGTTGATTTCTTCTCTCCCTTCTGCCGATTGAGGGTTATCAGTCGGCAATCTACCCAAGTAGCTCAGTTGGTTAGAGCGAGACCAAATCCTGTCCTGTAAAATCCAGTTGGTCTTTAAAAAGATGGTTGAGAGACGCAGGTTCGAGTCCTGCCTTGGGTGCTAACAAATAATATTGGCTTATGAAGAATGACATCGAAATTGGCACAAAGATAGCCATGGTGTTAACAGATACACCTATAGGCATACAGGTAGGTAGAAGGCACATGTTTATCTACCCTCAGACTTTAGGCAAGATGTATTTGACTGCTCCATTGATTAAGCAGCTAGGCATTAAAGATGATAACTTAAAGCTGAATCCCCTCATTGAAGCACTCCGTGTAGTAAGTGAGAACCGAAGTATCTGCTGTAAGCTAATAGCCTACCACACTCTTCATAAGAAATCCGATATGCACAGTTCACGCATATTGAAGGCAAGGGAAAACATCATTTTCAAGTTCTGTGATAACGATGATATAGCTACTCTTCTCATCACCATACTCTCAGATAACAAGCTTCACGACATCATCACGGAATGTGGTATAGACAAGGAAGCGGAGCGCATGGAGAAGATAAACCAAGCCAAAGACTCCAGTAATCAGTATATCTTTGGGGGCAGAACCATTTGGGGCTCTCTCATTGACGCAGCTTGCGATAGATATAAATGGACCATTGACTATGTTCTGTGGGAAATATCATACAACAACCTCACGCTTATGATGAAGGACAAGATAACTTCCGTCTATCTATCTGACGAGGAGAGAAAGAAGGCCCACATTCCATCGGCAACAGAGAAGGTCTTCAGCGGAGATAACAAAGAGGACATCATGGAGCTGATTAGACAGAGTGAAGATAATCCGATTTAACCTCCAACGACAACATGAACAAACCAAAGAACAAAGGTTTGAGTGAGGAGGTGCACCTTTACGTAATTGACAGAATAAAAAAATGGCAAGTATCAAGTTTGACATAACAGGCGATAATTCATCCGTGCTGAAAGCCTTTCGAGGGGTGCAGGATGGAGTATCACAGACAGCAAGAGCAGTCGAGCAGCAGGGTCAGAGCATTGAGAATGTTTTCAATCGCATCAAGTCTGTTGCATCGGTAGCTTTTGCTGGATTTACGGCAAAGGAAATCATCAGCACACTAGGTACTGTCCGAGGAGAGTTTCAGCAGTTTGAGATTGCTTTTGAAACCATGCTCGGTAGCGGACAGAAGGCAAAGGGAATGATTTCGGACCTCGCCAACCTTGCTGCTACTACACCTTTTGACATGAAGGGTGTAGTAAATGGCGCAAAGCAGCTCCTTGCATACGGATTTGCAGCCAACGAGATTACCGATACCATGAGAAGGCTCGGTGATGTATCCGCAGGATTGGGATTGAACCTTCAAGACATCACTTGGCTTTATGGTACCACGATGGTACAAGGTCGATTGTTCACAAGAGACTTGATGCAATTTACAGGTCGCGGTATTCCTTTGACAGAGGAACTTGCCAAGCAGTTCGGAGTTACCAAGGATAAGGTTTCGGAATTGGTGACAGCAGGTAAGGTTGGTTTCCCCGAAGTCAAGAAGGCTATCGAAAGCCTTACCAATGAAGGCGGTAAGTTCGGTGGATTGATGGAAAAGCAATCTCACTCTATTACGGGTCAGATAAGCAATATCCAAGACACCATCGAAATGGCTATCAATGACCTCGGCACACAGACCGAAGGCTTGATGAATGATGCTTTGGATATTACATCTAAGGTTATCGACCATTGGAAGGAGATAGGTGAGGTTATCCTTGCAGCCGCATCTGCCATCGGTCTTTATAAGGCAATGGCAGTTAGTATAGCAGCCTTTGACACAGCAACAACAAATGCAGGATATGCAGCCGAGTTGTCAGCTCTTGAATCTTTGCTCCCTATGAAGGAAGAAGCAAAGAAGACAGACCTTGAAGAAGCAGTAGCCAAAGGTCAATTATCAGCAGCACAGGCAGAGCTGGTAGCATCTAAGCGTGAAGAGGTCGCGGCCTACGTTGCCGAACTACAGACGCAGGCAAAAGCAAAGGCAGACGCAGCCACCGCAGCCGCAGAGGAAGTGAAGGCATTGGAGAACAAACTTGCAATGCAGGACAACGAGGTTCAATCACTCCAAGATGCTTACGATGCCCTGCAATCCTATACAGATGGGCAGAAGGTAGAGACAGCAGAAATCAAACTCAACACTGCCGTTAACGAAAGGAACACCATCGCAAAGCAACTCCAAACGGCTAGAGAAACTGCTGCAACCGCAGCCACAGAAGCAAATACGGCAGCTAATACGGCTAACACCGCATCCCAAGGCTTGAATACCGCAGCTACCGCAAGAGACACCGCAGCCAAAGGAATATGGGCACAGGTCACCCTTCTCTGCAAAAGGGCACAGGACGCATGGAATGCTTCTATGTTCTCCAGTCCATTATTTTGGATAGCAGCAGCTATAGTAGCTACTACATATGCTGTGTATAAGCTTGCTACTGCAGAATCGGCTCACGAAGCAGCCGTAAGAAAATCCAATGAAGCATGGGATGAGTTCGATAACAAGGTTAAAGAACGTCAGCAGAATATAGAAAGCCTTATCAGAACCATACAATCTGAAACGGCAACGGAATTCGAGAAAGCAGAAGCCTACCAAAAGCTCTCTAATCTCGCTCCTCAACTTACAGATCAGTATGACCAAGCTGCCATAGCTTCTCTTGACTTTTCTAAGGCCCAAAAGGAAGTGGCAGAAAGCATGGATGAGTCAAAATACGACAAAGCCGTAGAAGATGTAAAAAAATACAAAGATGAAGTAAGCAAACTCCAGCAATTATTATCAAGTGATGCAAAGTACAACGGAGGAGGTCAAGGAATACTACTCAGTCGTCAATTAGAGACAGCAGAAGCAGCATTAGATCGTGCAGAGGACAGACTCAATAATATCATTTCCCTACGTAATCAAGCTGCCGAAAACGCAAAGCCTATAGAGGTTCGCTTGCAAGAAGCGCAGGAGAACGAGAGTGTTCGTCAAGAAATCTTTGACTTCTACGATGAAGCTATGACGCTAGCTAACGACTGGCAATCAGCCAACGAAACCATCAACTACGCCACTGGCGAGAGTAGATTGGACGCATTCATCAATAAAGCTCAGATGGAAATAGCAGATCTTCGTGAAGACATTAAGAAGAATCCAGCTGATCTGAATCTCCGCATGCAGGAGTCTGAGAAAACAAAGGTTCTGGACAACCTCTTAGCGATGAAGCGTAATTGGGCGGTTACTGGCGCAACAACCATTCCTTTGATTTTTAGGGCTCAATGGAACACCGCCAAACAATCCCTCAATCAAGCCAAAACAAAGGCACAAGCGTTGGTTAATGCGGGTTCTACGGAAACCTACCAGCAATCTTACAACAAGGCGCAGCGAAAATACTACGCAGCCCAAAAGAAGGTTGCTGCTATGGAGAAAAATAAGAGCAAATACACCACTGCTCAGTACGAAACCGCCATCCAAGACTTGAAAGCAGCCAAGGATGCCTACTCTAAGCTAGGTGGTGATGTAAGTGGGAATGCAGCGAAGGCAGCAGCAACGGCACGTAAGACTCGCATCAAGGAGGTAAACCAAGCTATCAAGGTCCGGGAGGAGTTGAACAACCGCTTGAAGGCTTTGCAGCAGAAAAATACTGACGAGACTATCTCCCTTATGCAGGAAGGCACGGAGAAGAAGCTTGCTCAAATCAAGAATGACTATGCCAAGCGCAAAGCCGAGATTGACAAGCAGGAAGCCGAGTTCAAGAAGAAGAACAAGGAAGCTGGCAAGAAAGAAGCCCTTACCTCTGCTCAGTCTAATGCTATCAGTAAGGCAAGAGACCTCGCTACCCAAGAATACAACAAGAAGCTTGATGAGGTCAACAGGGAAGCCCTCACCTCTATGCGTGACTACTTGAAGGAGTATGGTTCACTCTATCAGCAGAAACAAGCCATTGCCGAGGAATATGAAGAGAAGATTGCCAAGGCTCAGACAGAAGGCGAAAAGCTCTCACTTCAACAGCAGAGGAAAAAGGACCTCCAAGCCATCGAGTTAAACGCTATCAGACAGAACATTGACTGGGGAAGCATCTTCGGAGACTTCGGTGCTATGTTCAAGGATCAACTGGAGCCAACTATCAAGAAGCTGCAGGAGCTTTCCAAGAACACTTCAGATGTCAACGAACAGAAGACCATACAGGAGCTTATATCCAAGTTACAAGGCTCTGCCACTGTTTGGGATAGCGATATTTTCAAGAAGGTCTCTGACGACATCAACACCTATCAGTCAGCTATGCAAGGCTATATTGATGCCCAGGAACGAGAAATAAAAGCAGCAGAAGCAGTCACCAAGGCTCAAGAAAACCTCGCAAAGGCAAAGAAGGGTGGAGACCAAACAAAGATAGACAAGTCAGAGGTAAATCTTGCCTTAGCACAAAAGAATCTTACTACAGCATCGGACGATGTTAAAACGTTCGGTTCTACAGTACAGAAGGCAACCTCAGACTTACAGACATCTGCACAGAAGGCAGCCTCTCAGTTCCAACAGCTTGAAGATGGCTTGCAGGGTCTTACCTCTGGCTCACTCAAAGGCATAGGAAACTCCATTCTTGGCCTTGACAAGCTTTTTGGTGGTAGTATGCAGAAGGATACAGCCAATACCATTGCTAAGGGTATTCAAGGTTTGCTCGGCAAGGACAGCAATGCAGCAAAGGTTCTGACGCAAGCACTTGGGGATAGCGGTTTGGCAGGAGAGATAATATCAGCAATACTTGGAATCCTCGATATTCTCAAAGGTGGCTTTGGAACACTCATAAGCAACCTCATGGACACGGTCTTTGGCGCAGTAACTGGCATCCTCGATGATGCTTTATCGGGTGACATCGTTATGAAGCCTTTGAAGAGCATAGGAGACAATGTCTCTCATATCCTCAACACGCTATCATTCGGTGGTTTCAATAGTCTGTTCGGCGGAGACGGTAATGCCAAGAAGGTAAATGACACCATCGAAAGGCTTACAGACCGAAATGAGCTACTGCAACAATCCATCGAGGATTTAACTGACGCAATGGAAAACTCCTATGGCTCCAAGGCAACCTCATACTACGAGCAAGCCTATAAGAATCAGCAAGAGACCAATCAAAACTACCTCGACATTGCAAAGGCACAAGCAAGCTATCACGGTTCTCACCATTCATGGAACGCTTATTGGAGTGGCTTCAGTAGTGAAGAGATGGAGTGGATCAAGAAGAACGTCAAGTCTGACTTCAATGGCGACCTCTTCTCCCTCAGTCCAGAAGAGATGAAACTTCTCCGCGGAAACGTCGCCATTTGGGAACACATAGAGAATACTGGTAAGGGTAATTATGGTGGTCGTTTGACAGATAAGCTGAATGACTATATAGACCAAGCTGGTAAGTTAGAGGAGCTGTCAGATAAGATGAAGGAGAATCTTACTCAGATTACCTTTGACAGCATGAAGGAAAGCTTTATCTCTGACCTCATGGATATGAATAAGTCAGCACAAGACTTCGCAGACGATTTCGCAGAAATGATGCAGAAGGCTCTTCTCTCCTATTCTATGGAAGACCTCATCAATGGTGACTTGAAGAAGCTCTATGATGATTGGGCAGCTCTCATGAAGGCTAAAAACGGTCAGCTTACTGACGCAGACATAGAAGATTTCAACAAACGATATGAAGACATCGTTTCGGAGGGAATTAAGCGCAGGGATGAATGGTCCAAGGTGACAGGCTTCACTGGAACATCATCACAATCGGCTACAAGCGGCGGTTGGCAGTCTATGGGTCAAGAAACAGCGGATGAGCTAAACGGTCGTTTCACAGCACTACAGATTGCAGGAGAGAATATTTCCGCTAACATGCTTACCACTGTGGCGCAGATGGAAACAATAGTGGCAACTGGAATATCAACCAATGGGGCGGTCGTAGAAATCCGTAACATGATGATAATGACCAACAGCTACCTTGAAGACATCGTTAAATACGCTAAGCTCACATACAACGAGTTCGGTACTAAGATAGATGATATGAATAAACGATTAAAGGAAATTTGACCTACAACGGTTTTTCGCTGCCCAACCCTTATTACTATACTCACAAATAGGAAAAGAGGTTCACAGCGAAAACCAAGTGGGTCTAAGCTAAAATAATAAGATATGCCTAAAGGACAACTCATAATAAACGGTAAGGATGCGTTCAGAGAGTATGGAATCTTCATGGATGATACCGCACTCAGCACGCTTATGACACCTGCTCCCAACAAGGAGTTTATTAGTAACAAGTATCGCTCTAAGAATGGCAAGCGTGTTATCAAGCACAACCCATGCTTGGACGAACGAGAGATAACAGTAGGATTCAATTTGTCAGCAAAGGACGTAGATTCCTTCTTGTCGAAATATGAGAAGTTCTGCAACGAAGTTCTTGCAACAGGGGAAATGGTTATTCATTCCTCCTTTCAGCCGAATGTATGGTACAGGTGCATTTATCTATCCTGTACGCAGTTTAGACAGTTCATGAGGGAAATGGCATCATTCAGCCTAAAGCTCAACGAGCCAGACCCAAGTGACAGAGGAGAAAAAAGCAAATACGTAACAGATGATACAGATATACAGAAATAATCAGCCGTTCTTCGCTCTCGAAGATGTATGTGATGGTTCTAAGATGTCACAGCAGCTTATGGACCATCACTACATCGTCTTGAAGTTTTCTACAGAAGAGCCAGTCTATTTTGAGATTGGTGACTCTGTGGAGATAGCTGATTTCGGTCTTTTCGTCCTTACATCTGCATACTTCCCAAAGTATAACGAAACCACTGACGGTTACGACTATGAGCTGCAGATGGATGCCTATTACATGAGCTGGAAGAACAAGATATGTAAGTATCGTCCTCAGTATGGTGCTAACGAGACATCATTCAAGCTCACAACATCTGTTTCTGTACACTTAAACGTTGTTCTAAGCAACTTAAAGGCCTTAAATTATAAATACCACAACAAGGATTTTTCAGTCGATTACACGACATATAATAAGGAAGTGTTCGACACGGAAAAGAGATTTCTTGTAGAGTATAGTTCAATAAGCATAATAGAGGCTCTCAATACGATATGTGAGACTCTTGATTGTGAGTGGTGGGTGGATGGTTCTATCATATACCTTGGTTACTGTGAAATGAATGGACAGACAACCTTTGAACAAGGTGTAAATATGCTGTCTATGTCACAATCAGAATCAAAATCATCTTTCATCACTCGACTGTACGCTTTCGGATCAGACAAGAACATACCTTCGGGATATTTCTCAGGAGCTGACGCAGATGTGACTACAGACGGTATAGCTACTGATTACCTCATGCTTCCAAACAAGGACGTTGACGAAGAAGGCTATTACAGTAAAGATGGGTATATCGAGAATGTAAATGTGGTCAAGAGTGATTCACAAGCCATCGAAGGAGTAGTAAAGTTTGAAGATGAATACCCTAAAGTGAGTTGTGTCGTAAGTGCCATAAAAACGTATGAAAGTACGGTAGATAATGAAGATGGAACTAAAAATACAGCTACATTCTGGCAAGTAACATCAAATGACTCTTTTGCAACGAATTTCGAAACGAGTTGGATAAAGAAGGGACTCAACCTTATGATTAGGTTTGAGAGCGGTGCGCTAACAGGGATGGAATTTGAGGTAAGCTTCAAGATAATAGACAATGTTAACTATTTCGAGATTGTTGCCAACGATACATACGGTCGCACACTACCAGATTCTGTAATGTGTCCGAAGATAAGTGATAAGTTCCATCTCTACAACTGGGACGCAAGTAAGATAACAGATACACCTCTAATCTCAGATGCGCAAGAAGCCTTGTATGCCAGAGCGAAGAACTACTACAAGAAATCAATGGTGGATAACTCCAACTTCACCTGTGTTCTTGATAGTGAGAAGTTCTTCAACAACGGAACATACAACTATCACCCTCTTGGCGAGCAAGTGAAGCTCATCAATCCGTTGTTTTCGGAGACAGATAAGGATGGTAAGCATTATCGTAACTCTCGTATCATAGGTATCGAAATCAAATTGGACATACCTTATGACAGTCCAACCTACATAGTGGGCGAGAAAGCAGCCTATAGTCGTCTTGGTCAACTTGAAGACAAGGTTAACTCTATTACCGTAAACGGAATACAGATTGGAAGTGAAAACTCCAATGGTGGAGGAGTCTATATTATCGGAATGAATGATACCACACCTGAGACAGATAGTAATGTCTACTCTGCACGACGTACACGTAATAGTTTCCTTTCCAAACTCCATCCAGACACGGCGCAGAAGGCGATAACCTTTATTGAAGGCTTGAAGCTGGGCGACGGTGAGAAAGGCATTGACGCTAATGGAAATGCGGTGCTTGGCGACGTTGTGCTCGACCGCGTGCACGACCCTCGCAGCACGGAACAAGACCGTGTGATAGTTGGTGCTCAAGGCTTCGATCTGTATATGGGTGCAGATGGCAAGAGTCACATGTACATCGACTACCTTACGGCTCGAGTAAAGGCATTTTTCCCTCAACTTGAAATTCGCAAGGTAAGCTATTCCGGAGGTACGACCATCTTCTCCAATGCCGGCTCTACTATCGTTAAGGTGGCATATATTTTCAATGCGCAAGGTACGAAGGTAATTGCGTACAAGTGCTATGCTGCTGCCGATGATGGCACTACAAAGACTATGAACTGGTGGCACGTTGGTATGATGGCTCTCTGTCAAACCTTTAACGTCAAGGCTGGCGAGAGTGATAATCTTGCTAATAGATATTTTTGGCGACTTGTGGTTGGCGTGGGACAAGAAATTCTTGAAGATGGAAAGCTATACGACTATGTAATGTTGTCTAATATGTCTACATTCGTCGGAGGCGATAATGTCGTACCCTCGTATTGCTCAAAGGTACTTGCCAAAAAGAAGGCGGCTCTTAAATGGGGTAATATCGCTGTTCTGGTAGCACAGCAGAACGGCATGATAAGCATGGCTTCGCTTTTTGCTGAGCAGGAAGGTGGAAGAACACAAGACGATGGCAAGAACGAGATTGCGAGTCGTGTATTCTACGGATATGACGAAGGAAGTTTGGCACCATTGGCGGGTGACGTGATTGTTAATGTGGGAGACCAGATACGTTGGAACTCGCGCGGCAATGTTATTAAGCTGACAACATCTACCGAGGACAACAGCTCGGACACTGCGCCTTCTATCACCATGTACCACGGTATTGGCGCATTGTGGGAGACGGGTAAGGTGGATGCCGACAAGCAGCCTGTGCGTAATCCTTATCAATGGAAGACCGTGACATGTGTAATCTCACCTGAGCTTACAATGTTCAATACGGAAAGATTTAAATGGTTCTCGGGTACACCCGACAACCTTATAGACCCTATCACAGTGATGTGGGAGATTGTGCCTACATCGAGCAGCATTGTGCGGCATGTGAATAACCGTACAACTACGCCTTCTGACATTACCTTTACATTGGTTAAGCACACGGGTAGTAAGGCGGAGACAATAGCAATCGAGAATGTTGTGTTTAAGGCTACGATAGAGTATCAAAACGGCAATAAACTGAATAATGCTCCTTTTGTTAATCTTGCTACACTTGCAAGTCTGTACGACATGAAAAGCGTTAAGGTGGACGCTTATTTGAAGGAGGAAGTTAAGGGCACGGATGGGCAGACGGAGACGAAGCAGACACTTGTAAAGAGCACTAATATTATCGTAACGAGTGACGGTAAGGAAGGTAGCAGCGGACGTGGTATCGTTAGCGTCAATACCTTCTATGCCTTGGGCGACAATCCGCTTACTTCGCCAGTGAATACTGAATACAAGTATGATACTTTGTCTACGGTTGTAATAAAAGCCAATGCCGACAAGTACGTGTGGAGTGCTGACAAGGTGACTTACAGCAACAAGACCGTGGAACTAACGGGTAAGTACTGTGTAGGTAAGTGTGCCGACTTGACAAGCGTAACCGAGATGTACGGCGTATCTAATTCGGCAACCGTGATACCTAAAGTATGGATATATAGCTATCCTACAACTGAGCAACTGACTCCTGGCACCTATATCTGGAGTCGTGACGAGATAGTGTGGCTTGATGGAACTAAAGAATATAGCGAGGCACAGCTTGTTGGATATGTAGGCAAGGATGGTGACAAGGGAGAACCAGGAAACCCTGGCGACCCAGGCAAGCCTGGTAAACCAGGTACCGATGGACAGGACGCTATACAAGTAGATTTTTTGCCTACAGCTCTAACGGTAGAAGCTAATAGCGACAGCAGCGGCAATGCCGTTGTAGATTGTTCGAGCGGTAATATCATGGCAGAGATATTGGTGAGAAGTGGCAGCAAGTCGGTAATGTCGGCATGCGACAAGATAGAGATTGCGAGTGTTGACGGATGCACAGCCGAGGTGGTTAGGACGGACGTGAACATAGCCAAGGTACGCATAAACTCTGTAAGTTACACGACTGTAGAAGGAAAGCGCATATCGTACACTACGGCAAGCGTTACCGTGAGAGTACATTGTCTGCTGACGAATCTCTACTACTCGGCCACACTCGCTATAAACGTCAATGTGGCGGCATTGTGGGGAGAGTACAAGCGCGACATGAAGAGCATGGAGAGCAAGTACACTGAGATAAGCAATGCAACAAATAAGAGAGTGGACGACCTGGGAGATAGTGTTGACAATATTGGTGATAAGGTTATCGATATAGATAAAGCCTTGGACGGAATACCTATCAAGACCGATACCGACCTGACTAAATACACATCTAAGATTGAGCAATCGGCAAGAAATATATCTCTTAAAGTTGGCGAAACCGTAGTGGGTAGACACAATCTGCTGACGGGTAGTGCTTTTGAGCGAAAGACTGACTTCTGGCAAGGCAACGATTCATACATGCCCTATATCTCTGTGCTTAACAACTATAAGGGTTATAATTCAGCTGTGATAGAAGGTAAAAGCGGAACTAATCGTGGTGTTGACTTTATTCTTGTTAAGGTAAACGCAGCGAGAAAGAATGTCGTTAGTGCAATGCTAAAATGCAGCGGAACGGTAAGCGATGGAGAATTTTATGCGTACATCTTACAACGCGATGGCAGTATGGCCGACTTAAAAAAGAACCTTTCTATACCGTTATCGGCAGCTAAGAACATGATAGCTAACGAATGGATGCTTGCTGCCGAGACATTGACCCTTGACGCTAACACAGCGTACATAGATTGCGTTTTCCTCTATTACGGCACAAAGACAGCCTATATAGCCTGTCCGCAGATAGCCGAAGGCGAGGAATATGCGGGATACACACTCTCGGAACAAGACAGAGGGTACATAGGCGGAAACTTGTTAATCAACACCGATACCCTTGTTGAGCCAGAAACCTTATCTATATACAACTCTGACCCTCTTGTTGTAGACAGTACGCATACATCCTTGGTGCAAGAAGGTGATGCGAACAAGTATGGCAGCTATGCTACATTGTATACCGACGCGACATCTGCCGAAGTAAACACAATACGGTGGAACTTGAAGGGAATGAACCTGATTAAACAGGGACAGATGTATATGTTGTCGTTTGTTGCTAAGGGCACTGGCAAGGTAACTACCTTCTTATACAACGACGGTACACCTCTTATTGCTACTGAGGCAAGTGGATTTGCATCGGGCAATCAAAGTGCGGACGGTAATGCAGCGATTGTCTTAACATCATCCTGGCAGCGATATTTTGTGTTTTGGCGAGTTGTAGGCGACAAGTTGCCTATATACGTTTTGTTCCGTGCGATGAAAGGTAGCAAGCTGTATCTCTCGCAACCAAAATTGGAATATGGTGCTACAGTAACTGAGTATCGTGCCAAGAAGACAGACTATATAGAGGACAAGTCGATAGCTGGCAGTCTGCTTGATGCGGGCATTGACATCAACAGCAAGGAGATAACGCTCACGGCCGACAAGACGACCTTCAGGACTACCAAAGGCACTAAGGTAGCTATGTTCGACGAGGACGGACTGAACGCTCAACTTGTTAGGGCGCAGCGCCTACAAACCAAAGGTAAGAACGGATTAGAGGTAAGAATAGAGGATGGCATGGTGCAAATCTTCGGCGCAGCTGGTGTGGCTAATATCCGCTTCGGTCTTGACGATAATGGATATGCCACACTTGGCTATTACGACAACCACGGCAATCTGATGTACGACCTTGGTCCGAAGGGAATTGTTAAACTTGACGTGGCAGATTCTACCATGACCCGTACCGCCTTTATCAATCTTGACGCGGCTGGACTTGTATCTCCTTACACGGAGAAGAAGGATGGCTACCTGTGGATAACAGCCGATAATAACAACAAATTCTTTGGCTTGCAGGGTAAGCCTAACGTCTATGTTAGAGTAAACCTTGGCGTATCGAAGAGTGTGGAGCTGTATCTGTATCGTGCTCCACGTGTAAATGGCGAAGTCATATTGGATGAAAAATACAGATTGTCTAAGTCGCAGGCGGAGAAGGCGGACGGTTGTTACTTTACCAGTAATCAGGTACAAGTCACTGACGGTAACTTTACCAACCTTGCAAAAGGCACCTATCTACCTTGGGACGCACAGACCCGAGACAACACTAAATTAAGGCCAATTGGCGTTAAGTCGGTACCTAAGTTGTCGGTTGGCAGTTATATGACGCTTGATACATCAGCTTTAGCAAGTACGTCGCAGCTAAAGGTTCTTAGCACTGTGTATGGTGGCGGTGTGTATGTGTTCCCTGATAATGGATTCGGAAATGTGGAAATAGATTAAAAAGTTGGACTTTATAAAACTAATAAAATTATGGCAGAAAAAACAGAGAAAAGGATTAAGGTGCTGCTTACACCGGCTGGCTCGGAATGGGTGGCGAATAAGGAGTACAAGAGGCTTGACTACATCTCGAACGGCAAGGCGGTGTGGGTGAGCGTTAAGGTGGACGCTGCGACAGGCAAGAACGTGGGGCATCCGCTTACGGACACGGCGTGGTGGAACAAGTGCATCGACCTTAGCGAGGCGGAGAGCCTTGCGGCTGCTGCGACGGTGGCTGCTAACGCTGCTGCGACTACCGCCAACAAAGCGGCTCAAGCGGCACAGGATGCCAAGACGGAGGCGGAGGCGGCTGTCTCCGAGGCAAACAAGGCTACGGAAGCTGCCAATACCGCTACATCGGCGGCACAGGTTGCCACTTCTGCGGCTAACGACGCTACTGCTGCTGCTGAGAAGGTGAACGCTGTTCTTGGCGACGACAACGTACTGAAGGTGACGGACAGAACTGGAGTCGAGAAATCGTTGGAGCTGGTGTCACAGGCTGCGGCAACAGAGATGGCGAAGAAGGTGGAGCAGAACACAGCGGATATAGCGGGCGTGCAGAAACGTCTTGATATGTTCGGGGATGCTTACGTAGGATTTGCCCGTGTGTCGGGCGATGCCGACCCAAAACCTTCGCAGACCTACATCTACGGCACACGCCAGCTGGTACGTGAGATTGGCAAGCACATGAAGATAGGCACCGTGAAGCGTGTGGACAACGAAGCCGTGTTGCAGCACGAGGGTGCGCCTGGACGTATAACCAAGGCGAGCAACGGCGAGGCAATGGCTGTGGATGGCTCGGAGGGTGACTTGTTGGTATATACCGACATTCCTCTGCATCTTATCAAGGCTAACGAGACTGTCGAAGGACAGGAAATGAGCTGTATGGGCGTAGGTGTAGTGCCTTGCTACTGGATGGGGCATGCAGCCAAGCGACTGGAGCCATTTGCCTTTGCTCCATTCTACACCGTCAATGCAAAGATATTCGACGATGAGCGTTCGTGTGCACATTGTATTATCTCTGACGCTGTAGCTGGTACATCTTATACGCTTAACGGATTCGTAAAAGAGTCGTTCCGTCCAAATGCGAATGGTTATTACAGCGTGGGTATCTCGTCATTGGGCTCGATACATAATGCACAGGCTAAGAACGCCGACTCTAACACCAACCGTCCGTACATGGGAGGCTACTATGAGTTCTACGAGCTGTGGATGATGATGATGTACATTGAGTGCGGCACGCTCAACACTACCGACCTCTACAGCATGGGCGTAGGTTTGATTACAGCCAACTCGGCAAGAGCCGACACTTGGAACAACGAGCGCATTGCTGCAAACTCGGGTATAAAGATGATAGCGGCAGACGGCACGGTAGCAGGCTATGATGCACTGATGTCGCAGAGCATGCGCAAGGGAGCAGACGGCAAGGTGGACTATAACCTCTCGGCAGTAGTGGGCAAAGGATATTACAGTGCGACTAAGTGCGGCGAGGCATTGATGGTGCTCGACGGTATAACTAAGGCAGGATTGCAGAGCAAGGTAGGCTCGTCTACTAATGTGTTCTATTTTGACGAGACGAACAATCTGGTGTGCTCTACATCTATCAATCTTGACACAGGCGAGGGCATGACACCTAACAAGCGATACTTCGTTGTGCGTGACGTGCCTAACTGCCAGGGTATCGGCGAGGGAGTGCTCACGGCTGTAGTAAATACTTATGCCAAGTTCTCTGTAGCCGACAGTATATATACAGGCAGCACCGACCTTACGGGAGGCACGGTAATATACAAGTTCTCGCATTCGGTGTACCGTGGCATGAGTATTCCGATGGACGGTGCTTTTATGCAGTTGTGTGGTGCACATTATATGTCTGGACGTACAGCTGATGATACTGTCTACGGCAAGTTCTGTTGTGCCGAAAAGTGGCAGGACATGGCACCGTTGACAAACGACACTGCCTATGGCGATATTGGCACTGAGTTCAACATTCTAAGGGGATTGAACAACGTGAAAAGCGTCAGTGGTAAAGCAGGATGGGTAAGCAAGGCTGACTATTCTTTGTCGCTGTTCTGCTTTACCGAGCACAGTGGCGGTATGCACACTAAGGAGTGTCGCTATACTTGGAACGGTAATACACTATGGGGCTATGGTGACAGCAATACAGGTCTGCCCGCTACAGGTAAGGAGGGCGTAAAGGCTCTCGTTGTCGGGTGCCATGCGAGCGGTGGCGTTGCGTCGGCTTGTACCGCTAATTGCAACTTTGGCGTTAGCTATGTCAACTGGTATTACGCTGGGGCTTTGGCTGTCCCTCAGCTTAAATTCAAGCAATAAAAAGGCAGCATAAACAAAAAGCTGTCGGCCGTAAGACAACAAGCCTTGAGCAACGCCACAAGCTGAGGGGCGGCGGCTGTTAGCCGCCCCGACTGGCGCCTTGTGGAGCTGGCAAATAATCAATAAACTTCAAGTATTTCTAAAAACAAAAATATTATGACTCTCATCGGACAGAAAAATAACGACATAGCGAAGCAGCCATCATCGGAGAATGGGGTGATGTACGGCTGTCCGGTGGGTGCGTCTTGTCATGAAGCACACGGTAAGCTCTCTCCTGCGGTGGACGGCAATGTGCCGACCGAGCCGTGTGTGACGGTTGACAAAGACAAAAGCGTGGGTAAGGAAAAGGCTCTCGTTGTCGGGTGCAATGCGAACAATGGCAATGCGTCGGCTTGTACCGCTAATTGCAACAATGGCGTTAGCAATGACAACTGGAATTACGCTGGGGCTTTGGCTGTCAATCAGGTAGAAGATAGCAGGAAACACCTTACAACGCGACCAACAAGGTTAAACATAGCGAACACCCATACCGCCACTGGTGGGTATGGATTGGTAGACTGCCGCTCATTGCCGTTTTGGGGCGAGAGCACGGAGGCAGACGGCACTATCGGGAATGGTGCCAAACCGATGAAGGCTACCCATGAGGGAAATATCCTCGATGAATTGAAGACAGCGAATCATAAGAAGAAGCTGAGAAACTTGAAGAGATTTTTGACAGACCCTGTGATTGTGCGCATGGGTGTAGACAGATGTCTGGAGAGGGCAAGCGACTCGCCCGAAGTGCGCAAGATTGAAAACAACAAGGAATACGTAATACAGCGCATAATACGTGAGCTTACCGACGAGACCTACAGATGTCAACCTACCGTGCGTCGCATCATCGAGAAGAAGGGCAAGGGCGACAAGAACCGCAATGCCGACATATACACGGTGTACGACCGCTGTGTGCAAAACGTGCTGCTGATAGTGATAAAGGAGAAGCTGACCAACATCATTTCGCCTTATTGCTATTCGGGCATTGAAGGCAGAAGTCTGTGGAGCAACGACAAGCGCGGGTGTATGGTGAACCGAATACGTACATACGTAAAGAACCATCTCGACGCGAGCGCAGGACTGACGGACATACGTTATTTCTACGAGACATTGAAATCGAAGGTGGTGCTTGGCGTGGCGTTTGAGACTATCACTTGCCCGTTTACACGCCGACTGCTGTGCGACATACTGTTGCAGCACGAGACGCTCGTTATTGGTGGTACGCTGTCGCAGATACTCGCTATGCTTACGTTGACGGAAATGGATAACGAATTGACAAGACGCTTTAATCCGCAATTCTATGGTGGCTTTGGTGACAACCGTATCATCATGGACGATGATAGAGAGAAGGTGTTGAAAGCTGTGCATTGGGAAAGGAGTTATCTTGAAGGTAGGTATGGCATGGAGATGAAGGGCGACTATCAGGTGGTGCGTGTAAAGAATGGCTTTATGTTTTGCAAGCAACACTTTAAAGGGTCGTTTGTGAACGTTAGGTCGGAGCTTAGACGCAGGGCTATACGTGCAGCAGGCAGAGGAAGACAGAACTATGCCGGCTATCACGGAATGTTGATGAAGACGGACAGTAGAAGACTGATACAACTTATAAAAAATGATATTAGACGATTAAAAAGGATGAAGAATCAAAAAGGTATGTCGGTACGCCCTATGGTTGGCGACAATATCAAACTGGATAAGGTAGAGGGTATGCAGATTGTCATTACCGACTATTCGGTACGTCAGAACCATAAGGACAGCGAGTTCTTCGTTCGCTTTCAGTTTGTGGCAATAGGCGATGATGGCAGCAAGCATCTGTATGTCACCAACAACGGCAGCTACGAGATAAAGGAGTTCTTCAAGCTTGCTGAGGAAGGCAAGGTGAAAATTCCGTTGAAAACGAAGATATGCGCAGAGGGCAAGTCGTTTTACTTCGAGGGTTATCACACTACGAGTCAGGAGGCATGCGAACTTATATGCGCTAAGTTGGGGATATAGAGTTAGGAATTAGGAATGACGAATTAGAAATTAGGAATTGGTCGTCTTTGGCGATTAGGATTTATTGAATTTTGAATTAACTTTTTTATTATGGAAATAACACGAATGATTTTTGAGCAAAAGCAGCCGAAGGTGGTTGTCTGCAAGAGTGGCAGGGCTATGATTGCCCTTAACGAGCAGGTAGTGAAGTCTGTGGAGAGTGTACCTATGGGTATGACCGACGAGGGTGAAATGCGCTACGAGGAGCAAGAGAAGGAGCAGTATGCGTATGATGTGTGCTGGCTTGAGAATGTTGGTACAGAAGCCGACGTGCTCAACTCGGCTAAAGAATCTGTGCTCGCCGCTGTTGAAGCCTACGACACTTCATCTGCTGTGAACGGCTTTATCCTCAACGGACAGCGTGTGTGGCTCGACAAGGCGACACGTGTAGGTCTGATGAACTCTACTACTATCGCTAAGGCTATGGGACAGCCTACTACTACGCTGTGGCTTGACGATGTGAAGCTGGTGGTGGAGTGCGACAAGGCGATACAGCTGCTCTCGGCACTGGAGATGTATGCCCTGGAGTGCTTTAACGTGACGGCTGCGCACAAGAAGGCTGTAGCGGAAATGAGCACGGTGGAGAGTGTACTGGGGTATGACTATACGAAGGGGTACCCGGAGGTGCTGGAAATGAGAATTTAAGTGAAGAGTGAAAAGTGAAGAGTGAAAAATCCGATAGTTAAAAGAGCGCAAAAATCCTCGCAAGAAGCAAAAGCACATGGATTCTTCACTCTTCGTTCTTCACTCTTCACTAAAACGTTTTACTTTTTTACTTTTTTAATTTTAAACATTATGATTGGATTAAGTTTTATTGCTGCGTTGCTGATGTTTGCGATGCTGTGTTTAGTGATAGATAAAAAGGAGACACCTGAGATGATGAGCAGCATCTACTACTTGCTTGGCAAGAGAGGTTGGGTGTTTCAGTTGATGATGATACTGTTCGGCATGCTGATGATGATATGCTTGCTCGACAGCGGATTGGGCGAGCAATGCCTGGCGTTCATTGCTTGTGCCGGACTGATGTTTGTGGGAGCTGCGCCGAGGTTTCTGGAGCAAGGCGAGAGAGCTGTGCATAAGGGTGCTGCTATCGTGTCGGCTGTGGCGAGTGTAGGCTGGTGCTTGACGGTGGACTGGAGAATGGTGCTTGCCTTCTTGACTTGGTACGGCGTGTATTGGGTAGGCAGAAACAAGGACAGCAAGCCTTGGTTAGCGGCTGAGTTTACGGCTATATTGTTGGTTATCGTTACGTACTGGTGTAATGTATTGGTGTAACATGTAAAAAATAGAGATTATGGCATATATAGATACTATAGATGTGCTGAGCTTGCCCACAACGGACAAGGTGCAGACGGGTGACACGTTGCTCTTGATACGTCCTAAAGCGGATGGCACACAAGAATGCTATCGTGTCGAGGGTAAGGACTTCAGAGGCGAGGACGCTTATGACGTGGCCAAGGCGGGAGGATATACTGGCACGAGAGGAGAATGGGAGGAACAGATCAGGCGAGTGAGCAAAGTGGATATTGGATTTGAATCCGATAATGGCGAACTTGTTATTAGTTATTAAATGAAAAACGAAGAGTGAATAGTGAAGAATCCAATAGTTAAGTGAAAAACGAAGAGTGAAAATTTTAAAATCCAATAGTTAAGAGAGCATTTGGATTTTTCACTCTTCACTTTTCACTCTTCACTTAATCTTTAAAACAGATCGATATGAAAAAGATAGTAAGAGGTAACGATTTTACGATGAGAGTGCCGGTAAGGAAGATTGTGGGCGGAGAGGTGGAGAAGTTTCCATTGCCTGCTTGCGAGGAGGTGGAGGTGAACCTTGTCAATGCTTTCCGCCGTAGAAGAATGGCGCATACGATAGGTGTGGAGGACGACTCGCTGCTTGAGGTGAGGGTGCAAAGCTCGGAGATGGCTCTGGGTGCGTATGCCCTTGAGGTGAAGGGCAAGCTGTTCGGCTGTTCGTGGCGAAGCAATGAGTATGAGCAGATAATGCTTGTTGACAACAATGCCCAGGGTGACACGGTGTTTGAGCCACAGGAGGGTGAGGACTCGGTTGAGATGGACACGGCTGTCGTGGTGCTGCCTCCTACCGTAGATCTAACCAATCTGATTACAGATGCGCACGAGGCAACGAAGAAGGCGAATGCGGCTACGGACAGAGCCAATGCTTCGGCAGCCAAGGCTGACAAGGCTGCTGCGGACGCTAAGAGCACGGCTGATACTGCAGCTGCCGAAGCGAAGGCTACTGCGGACGCTGCTGCTGCCGAAGCTAAGAAAACGGCTAATGACGCTGCTGAACTGGCTATTACTACTGCCAATAATGCCGCGACCGATGCAGAACAGAGAACAACCGCTGCCATTGCCGAAATGACTAAGCAGACGGACACTACGCTTGCTGATGTAAAGCAACAGACAACAGACGCTATTGCTGACGTTAAGCAACAGACAACGGACGCTATTGCTGACGTTACGCAACAGACAACGGACGCTATTGCTGATGTTAAGCAACAGACAGATACTGCTATTGCTGACGTAAAACAGCAGACGACGGATGCTATTGCGAAGAACGACAAGGCAACGGCTGATGCTGTGGCTAAGGCGAATAAGGCAACGACCGATGCTGTGGCTAAAGCTGACAAGGCTACGGCTGACGCTGTAAAGGCTAAAGCGGATGCGGATACGGCTGCGGATAGGGCTAATACGGCTGCAGAAAGATGCGAGAGTGTGAGCGTAGATTTTGATGTGGAAAGAGGAGAATTGGTGATTGTAAGTGAATAGTGAAAAGGGAAAAATCCAATAGCTTTTAAGAGTAAAAAAGTAAAAGGGTAAAAAAGTAAAAGGGTTTTATTATGAAAGCAAGTGACATTTTGATTGACAAACTGAAGCAGTTTGAGGGGTATCGGGCCAAGGCTTACAGATGCCCAGCTGGGGTGTGGACGTGTGGGTATGGGCATACCAAGGGCGTTACGGCTCGCACGGTGTGCGACAAGGCGAAGGCTCTTGCATGGCTAAGGTCTGACCTTGCGCCGATTGAGAACTTCCTCTCAGCCTTGCCTGAGGTGACGAAGACGCAAGGACGCTTTGACGCATGTGCTGACTTCTGCTTTAACCTTGGTACGGGTGCCTTCCGTGGGTCTACGCTGTTTAAGCTGATACAGAAGAAGGCTTCGGTGGCTGCTATTCAGGCGGAGTTCTTGAAGTGGGTGTATGCTGGAGGGCGGCCGATGGAAGGACTGAAAATGAGAAGACGGTGGGAAGCAGGCCGCTTTGCGGAATGAAGAGTTGAGAGTTAGGATTTGAGAGTTAGGAATGACGTGGGAGCGGTAATTGGAGCAACGATGTAAAAAGGTAAAAGAGTAAAAAAATAAAAGTATGGAGAATATGGTGAATGGTATGACTGCGAGTGCAGGACGTGCAGTGGTTGTGGGGACAATGGGTACAGAAGCGTTGACGGCTTTGTACGACTTAAGATGGATGCTGGTGCTGATTGTTGTGCTGATAGTGGCTGACTTTTGGTTCGGGGTGAGTGAGAGCTTACATAAACACGAGCACTTCAGATTTTCGAGAGCTGGACGGAGAACGTGCAACAAGGCGGTGGACTATGTGACGTACCTTATACTTGGCTCGGTGATAGGTCTTGCTATCTTTGAGCCGCTTGGTTGGGCGACACACACCACTACGGCTGCTATAGGATTGGGGTTTGGATGCGTGTGGGAGATTGATTCGATTGTGGGTCATGTGTGCGAGCTGCACGGTGTAAAAAACAGGTTTTCTATTAAGCGTCTCATTATCGCGCTGATAAAAAAGAAGGATGCTGACATGGGAGAAGCGGTTGAAGAGGCGTGGAGTGAAGAAGGAGAAAAGAAATAGACAAAAAAGAGTGAAAATATGACGAAAAAATTGTGGATAGTTTATGTGGGTGTGTTTGTGGTGCTGTTTCTGCTGTTTATGAATGTGGCGTTGATGAGACACTACTTCAAGGGACAGACGGAAGAGTGGAAGGACACCGTGAGGGTGACGGTGGTGGATACTGTGACGTATGACAAGCCTGTGGCGAGGGACAGCTTGGTGGTGAGGTATGTGAGGGTGCCTGTGGTACGTGATACATTACACTCTATCTACACTGATACGATACAGGTAGATATGCCTGTTACACAGAAGCGGTATGAGGACAGTACTTATACTGCCTGGGTGAGCGGATATGAGCCTTCATTGGACAGTATAAGGGTGTATGCGAGAAAGGACGTGGTGACTATAAACAAGATAATAAAAGAACCTCCTAATAGGTTTGTAGTTAGCTTTAACGTTGGCTACGGGCTTACTCAAAATGGCTTACAGCCATATATAGGTATTGGTGTTGGGTATAAACTATTTTCATTTGGTAAACAAAAATAAGCAATATGGAATACGTACTATTGATAATTGTTGGTATCTTTGCTGCTGTATCAGCATTTATGCCAAAGTGTAAAAATAAATAATTAAGTATGTTTTAGGTAATTAGATTGTTTTAGGATGCGCCTTGCTTGTCTGTGATAGATAGGCAAGGCTTTATTTTCAAATTGTAATAATACACCTCTTTTGTGTAACACTTTGTCACGCAAATCAAGTATATGCTAATAATTTGAAGAATTAACAGTTAAATTAACTACATTCTGATAAATTTTTGCTATATTTGCACAATATCAGATTTTAGACTAAAGATTATGACAGAAGAAAAGAAAAAGACACTCCTTTCTGTCTTAGACGGAATGGACGTGAGCGAGGTTATCTCGCTGTTAATAATGAGTGGTAACAGCTATTCAAGAAGATTGTTGAAATTCATCAAGTGGATAACTAAATGGCTACCTATATGTATAATGGTGTGGCATAGTTTTGCTATGTTGGATTTTTCTCAGAATCCGAGAGAAATGTTTATCGTGCATTCCGAACACTGGCCAAGCTACACATTTATATATGTGTTACTGTATGTATTACCACTTGTGCTCATACTGTTCAGTAGATTCTTCTGGCTGTGTTGGGTATACAGGATTCCATTCTTTTACTACTTCGGTGTAAATGCTATACATCTCACTTTTTGGTCGTGGTATACTACAAAAGAAATGGTAATGTCATGTATGTCTGTAATTGTAATGACAGGAGTATTTTACTTATACTGGGTAATAGATTGGTTCTTAACAAGAACAAGGATAGGTAAAAGGTTTTTCTTCTAAAGGCTAAGAATATGAAAAGGAAGGTTTTTAATTACTACACCTTGGCTCTCGTCCTAAAATCTCTGTATGAGAGCTGTATGAAGGCGTGGGAACAACAGAAGAATGGAGAAAAGGTAACAGCTTGTGGAATGTCAGATGAAGACATAGAAGAATTATGCGAGGACTATCTACCGAATCTGATGAACCCAATGATGTCTAAAGAGGAGGTTCAACGGAAGCTCGGAGTGAGCGAAGCTACGCTCAATAGAATGGTTAAAAGAGGAGACATTCCAAACGGACAGCAAGATGTTGGTGGACACGTTAGATGGTGGAAGAAATGGGACATACTGCCGTTTATAAGAAAGACCCATAAGAAATGATAGTATATGCTATCAACCTAAATAACTGATTTACAAGCAGTAATAAAAAGTGTGAGCGTGTTATGGCTTTATTTGTCGTAACACGCTAATTTTGTGTCTGTAACGTTACAATAGTGTTAGTAAATCTATTAAGGTAAAAACTGAAAAAAGATTGTTATTATGGAGAGTAAAACTTACGTATTCGGAGAGAATGGGCCTACTACTGGTGGCGGTCTTAATAGCATTTTGGCTATGCTCCCAGCACTCATGCAGAAGCAGGGCGTAGACCCAAGCCTTTTTGCCCTTTGCAATGGCAAGAGCAATGGCAATGGTTGGGGCGAAAATCTATTCGCCATCTTGCTTCTCTTCATCCTCATGGGTAGAGGCAACCTCTTTGGAGGTGGCTTTGGTGGCGGTATGATGCCTAACGGTCAGGGCGGTGTCGTTCCTATGCTTAACAATGACGCGAATACTGCTGTTATCATGCAAGCAGTTCAGCGAAATGGCTATGACGTTCAGAGCTTGGCAACTGCTCTCAATACTTCGAGCGACGCTGTTATGGCAGCAATCAACAGCTTAAGTCAGCAGGTATGCAACATCGGCAGTCAGATGGGTATGAATACCAATCAGATAATCACGGCTCTGATGCAAGGTAACAACGCTATTGCTACACAGTTGGCAGAGTGTTGCTGCAAGACCAACAACGCTATCACCACAATGGACGGTAACGTAAAATTGGCAATGTGTCAGCAGACAGGTGCTTTGACAAATTCTATCAACAACGTGGCTGTTAGTCAGGAGCGTGGCTTCTCTAATCTTGCTTACGAAACTCAGCGTCAGACTTGCGACTTGCAAAACGCTATCAAGGACAGTACCCAGACTATCATTGACGGGCAGAAGCAAGCCGAAATGCGCGAGCTTCAGAACAAGATTGACTCGCTTCGCGAAGAGAACTCTACGTTCAAGTCTTCTGCTATGACTTCGCAGATTGTAGGTCAAGCTATAGCACCTATAAATGCTGTACTGACAGGTTTGCAGCAAGAAGTAGCAGGAATCAAGTGCAAATTGCCCGAGACAGCGACTGTAGCTTACAGCCCCTTTACTGCCGTTCCTAACTGTGTAGCAGCTCAGATGGGACTGTACGGTTTTGGTACGGGTTTTTGGAACTAAAGCATAATTGGAGGGCAAGACTATGATTTGGGGTTATCCTTTTTCATGGGTCAACAGGAGAGGTTCGGCAGCGATAGGCTCTACTGGTGTAAAGGTAAATGCTGAGAACGTGGTGTTTACCTTTAAGAACCACGCTTTCGTGAATGCCAACTACAGAGGAACGATATTCGTAAATCTGTTACAGGCAATACCGACAGGCACAACGACTACGCTGCCAATCCTCTTTGAGACCAACGGCGCTACACAGGCTGTTACCAAGTTCAATGGAGCAGCACTGACCGTTGCCGATGTAGCCGGAACTGGTGTGTATCAGTTTTGGTTTGAGAGAGATACTAACACCCTTCAATTAATGACGGGTATTGTATAACAAGTTAAAATTCGACTTCTATGTTTCAAGGACTTCGACAAAACAGCATATTTTATGTGCTTGACAAATCGGGAGAACCGACACTGAAAATAGGACAAGTGGTAAATGTGAGCAATCCGCAACCCAAGTTTCCTTCATATCAGCCTGGGCAATTTAATCCGCAGCCAATGGAAACAACGGTAGATGTAAAGGTTAAAATGCCAGATGGTGAGGCAGAATTTAAGCAATTGCCATCGAACGGACAGATTGCTAACTCGGGAGACCTCGTTGTATCTGAGAGCCGTGAGGCTATGAGCGCAGAGATTGAAGCTATGCTCAGGCACTCTAAAGAGGTGCTTGAGAGCAAGGAATATCATGAGAAAGTGGTAAAGAACTGTGAGCAGATGTTGGGTGTCCTCAATCCGCAGATAGCCAAAGAAAAGGCGCAAGAACAAAGGATAGGTAACCTTGAAGCCGATGTGAGCGGCATGAAAGGCACGCTGTCGAACATTGAGACTATGCTGCAAAGAGCCTTGAACAAGAAGTCGAATGGTAACATTTAAAAATTGTACATTATGTATATGGTTGAGATTACAGAAAACAAGTTAGATGAGCTTGTTGAGAATGCCGAGAAAATGCTTAAATACGGTTCTAAGGTAATGTCCTGCATCGAAAGCATAAGACAAGGCGAAGGTCGTATGGGTGAGCGTTCTCCAATGTCAGATTATCGTGACATGGGACGTGACGAGCGCAGACGCTATGAGCGTGGCATGGACTACGACGATGAAGGACGTTACGGAGAACGTTATGGTGGCGGCTACTATGGTGGTGGCAGACGCTACTAAGTAATAACCGACAGGTAGGAAACAATATTTTCCTACCTGTCTTAACAAGGAAAGACTATGGAAAAATGTAGAATGCCTTTAGATGTCTATGATTTGAAGCCTGATGCAATGATAGCCTATCTCAGATACAATGGTTATCATTTCAATAAGAAGATGTGCGACTGGGCGGTCGGTCGAATGCGCAAGGTTAACAAGGCGAGCGGTAAAGAAGAGCCGATTGAACCTATAAGTAAGGACAAGGTAGAGGAGATGATGCAGACCAACGGGCTGACCCTTGAAAACCTTGTCGGCTACGACCATGTCTATGTGGCGAATATGTGTAAGGCTGACTTTTGGGGCAAGTCCATTAAAGACGAAGCGAGCTTGGCGCATTATGTAAAGGACACAATAGACGATGTAGACCAGAAGGACGGTTTTGTGTTCAATCGTTTCTATGCAGACTGCTGCCACAATGGTATGCCTATACCTTGGGAAGATTTGCTATGATAATGCGTAAGATTCACTTGGAGCAGTATAGGTGGAGTATTACGTGCTTCATCGGTTATACCGCCAATGACACTGATAAGATATGCCATGCGTTAGAAAATATAGGCTGTAATGGCCACTCCCTTGAATCGGCATACAGGCATCTATCATTGTCGAGTGACGAGCGAGGACTAACCTACTCTAACGTAGGCAGAAGAGAAAGCGTTGTCGCAGTTGGCGCATCTGACAACAAAGGAAGTTTGGTTAACACTATAGGCCATGAACTCTTACATGTAGTTGCGCACATCTGCGATAATGACGGTATAGAAATGCAGAGCGAACATCCGTGCTATATCATGGGCGAGCTTTGTGAAAAAATATATGACAATCTAAATCTTATAAAGTGGAACTATGGATATAAATGTAATGATTGAAGCAACAACAAAGCTTAACAATACTTGGAACAAATGTACGAACGGAATAGACAAAGAAGACCTTTCCGCTGATGTATACAACTGTGCTTGCGAAATCGACGAAGCAATAATAGCACTTGTTGAAAAAATAGGTAATTGCACCAAGGCGATTACTATCAGTAAAATGTATGGAAAATCACCTCTTGCAGAAAGTCATAAAACAATCATAGCAAGAGATAATATATAGTTAAAGGAGACAAGTTGTTTAGTACAATTTGTCTCCTTTATCACTTATATATTAATATTGAGTTAATGAATAGTTAAATCCTTTGTCTTAGCTGTTCTAAGCTTGTATAAAATTCCCATCATATACATATACATATTTTAGAAAATATACGTTTACATAGAAAAACTACATTTAGACCAAACGCTATC